TCTTCCGATCTGAGAAAGAGGACCCGATCCGCGACATTTTTCCTAACTCCCCTTACTCCTTTAGAAATTCTCTACACAGAGGCCGCTAATCGATTGCAGGGCTAGCTTTTGTCGGAGGGCCGGCAGGGGGAAGGCCCTGAGCCCCGCGAATTGCACACAGAGGCTGTGGTTCGAGTGAGGTGTCCGTACCCCGGGCGAGTTAGAGAATTTTTAGCTTTTTCGGGCGACTGACATGACTGACAGAGTTGGACCCTCCAGGGACCCCATATAGAAAAAGAAAAAACCGAAAATGTTACAAATAGCCAAAACCATTTTTCATTTTTTCCATATACGGCCTAAACGCCAAACTATGTCAGTCATGTCAGTTTCCATGTTATGGAATAAAAAATTTCTAATTTGATTGGCTGGCTAACTTTTTGATTGGCTGGCTACTCGAACAGGGGCAAAAGTTAAAAAATCACTACTCCACACTGACATTGTTACAAATGAACTTTGTCAGTCACTGACATAGTTGGTGACGGAGAGCGTTAGGTTTTAGAAAAAAGCTAGAGAATTTTTAGCTGTGCCTCCGTGAGTCCTTCGAAAACTCGGAAAATCGGTGCGGGAAAACGCGCGTTTTTGACGGAAAAATCGCACTTTTTTCGGAAATCGAGTGTGATTTTTTAGCTTTTTTGGACCAACTCTGTCAGTTTGAGGGGGTGACTGACAGAGTTTGAAGGGGGTCGGCGAGCAACTATGTCAGTCGGGCAAAAAAAAAGACCCGCACTGCGGCGGGCCTGAGTTAGAGAATTTTTAGCTTAATGGGGCAGTTGGTAGGTATAGACCCAACGTGGAAATCCCATGCCAGCCATGTTCCAAAGTCCGTCTGCGTGGCGGAGTAGGCGACCTGTGTGAAACATACGAGCCAAGTCCCGTCCAAGTTGCTTGCACTTGTCCGCCCCAAACGGCATGCCAACACAATCAGCGCCGGTGGCTTCGATATAGTCATTCACGAAGTACGCATCGAGAATGTTGACCCTGACATACTTGATTTCTCCTAAGCGTTTTGCTTGGAGGTGCATGTACTCTTCTATCCAGCGGTAACGGTCTTCAGGTTTCACAGCTCATCATCCAGGTTGTAGGCCCAGTCCTCTTCACCACGCAGCACCACACCTCGGATCAGGTCGCGGCCGCTGGCGTCGGTGCCGAAGAAGACCTGCATGCCGGCCATGTGCGGTGAGTTGAACTCGTCGTAGAGCTTGATCTTGCCGAAGGGCCTGCGGTTGGTCTGACGGCACCAGTCAACGTAGGCGCGGTAGAAGTCGACACGATAGGCCGATTCGTCTGGTTTCAGGCGGCACACATCCTGGTCAAGCAAGAACTCGATCAGCGTGTTGGTGCGACGACGCCACTGCCCCATGAGCTTGTCGTGGACCTTGTTGACCTCGAAGTAGTTGCGTTCCTGCAGACGCTTGGCACCCTGTAGCGCCCAGGCCAGGATTTGCGGCAACTCGGCGTCGATGATGCGCTGGGCCAGATTGCGGTCGATCTCGGTGTCCTTGCCGATGAGCGAGTTGCGGAACTCCACGATCAGCCAGCGAGAATAGAACGCCTCGCTGTGGTCCCTGGTGTTGATGAAGTGGTTGGAGTTGAAGATGTGGGTGGCCGAGTTGTGGAACGTGAATGGCCGCATCGTCGGGTGCCGCGCGGTGAGCCGGTCACGGCCGATCACTGACTTGAAGCTGCTGGCCGGTATCGGCTCATCGTCAGGCAGCTCGCCCACCGCGTTCAGGCGCTTGCCTGCCAGATTGGCGATGTAGTATTCGTCGTTCCAATTGAACGGTGACACGGCCGTCTGCGTGTCCTTGTGCAGTGTGGCTTCGATGATTTTCATCAGCGTTGATTTGCCGCTGCGTCCAAGCCCCTTGAACAGCACGGCTTTCTCGAACGTGCCCATCACGCCTAAGACTGTGGCCCCGATGATCTCCTGTACCAGACCTACCTGTTCATCTTTGCCTTCGCCGTCGAAGGTCTGATCAAGGAATGTCTGGAACAATGGCATCTCGCCAACTTCAGGTCGCACTGGTGCGAGGACGCGCTGTCGATGTTGAGGCCCGATCTTCTCGCGTTCGATCTTGCCTTCCTTGTTGACGAAATAGAAACGGCCTTCACATGCGAGGCCGACAGGTGCGTCATTGAAGAAATCCTCGTTGCCTTCCATCGCAACGGTGTAGGCGTGATTGGCGATTGCCATGTAGTCACTGCGGCGCATGCAGTTCTCAAGGCCGTCGAAGTAGCGCGCCACATCGACAGATGCATCATTGGGCAAGGTGCCCTGCCATACGCCACGCAACTTGCTGTAGCTGAACAGCATGCCTTCAACACTCACTGCCTCTTCACCACCACTTCGTTCTTCGATCTTGGTGAGCAATGCCTTGGCGTAGTTCGCGTGCGTCGGGGCTTCGACCTCAGCATCTTCCTTCTTGGCTTTTTCCTTTGCGGCTTTCAGGGCAACGCGCAGATCACCGATGCTGTCACCGTTCAGGCGTTTGATCGCCTTCAGCACCGAGGTTTCATCGGTGGCATCGAGCTTGGACGTGGCAAGTTCGTTGATGATCTTCTTGATGGCACGCGTGGGCTTGTCTTCGAGAAGGCGCATGTCATCGACGGCCTCCAGCAGGCGTTCGACGATCTCTTCGGCTTCTTCTTCGGTTGGCGTGGATGAACGGGACGAGTCCCATCCGGCATCCTTTGCCATCTTGTAGAGGGTGGCAAGCGTGACTTCCTTGCCGCGAGATTTTTTCTGAGCCCCACGCCATACCGTGCGAAACTCCTTGGCGTCATGCTTCTCGCTCGTCTCCGACCAGGCGCGTGCAAGGTCTTCGGCACATTCCCAACGAGTCCACTTGAGGGCGAACAGGATGTTGCGCCATTCGTCGTAGCTGTAGTCGCTGCTGCCCGGTGTCATCGCTTCGAGTGCGCTCTGCACCCGTTCGATCTCGTCCTTCGTCTCTTCAGGCGGCGGTATCTCAGCAATGGCGTCGAAGTCATCTGCAGAGTCCGGATCGTCTTCATTCGAGATCGTGCCGTCGCCAATGCGCTCCCAGCCCAGCTCTTCAGCCTTGCGTTCGAACTCGTGGCAGACGCGCTCCGCGTCATCCTTCGTCAGGATTGGTAGGTCCAGACTGTCCACTGTGAGAGGACTGTCCCAATCCCATTCGTAGGGCTTGCCGGTGTCGGGGTGGATGTGATCGGCAACGAACTGCTGACCGTTGCCTAGGATTTCCACTCGTTCGCCCTTGCGTGGTCCGTTCGGTGAGCGGAAGAGGGCGCTGGTGATCTTGCGGAACGGCGTGTCCGCGATGAACATGAAAAGGGCCTTGGGGCGCTTGCCAAATCGCAGGGGCGCATCGGCGATGTTCTCGCGGACCCAGGTGATCATGTGATCGCTCATCTCGGCGTCGAGTGAATCTATGTCGATGGCCGGGTTGAACTTGGCGATCACGCCGATGCCTGAGTTGGCGTGGGCCGATTTGAGCAGCTTGGCGTACTGCTCGGGCGTCGTGGCGTAGTTTTGCTCCCATCCCTTGTTCCGAGGCCCCTTGGTGCCAGGCGGGATTGGGATGATGGCGTAACCTCGCTCGATATAGACGAGGCCGTTGTCTCTGAATGACTTCATGTGTTGTTCTCTTGGGTGAAGTTGATGGAGGGACTACTTCACACTTCAAGAGGACGCAACAGCCATTCGGCCTTCAAGCTGCCTTTCAGTTGGGATTCGATGTGCTTGGCACTGCTCTCGCTGAAGAAGCCGCGCTTGATGTAGATCATCACGGTCGTGTGCGAGAGATGCACGATCCGGGCGAATGATCGGATGGAGACTTCATTGGTTTTTGCCATCGTCACGGCGAGGATCATGTATTGAAGGCGGGCCGATGCCTTTTCGACGCCCTTCAATGACTCGACGTGCTTGGGGAACTGTGTGATATTCATGCAACTATCTCCGGGTTGAGGCGCACTATAGCAAAAAAGTCTTGCGGACTCACCATTTGGTGTATAGTTGCGGCTCTTTGATTGATTTGCTGACATTGCGCAGCGTGACCGGCGCGGGATTGGCCCGTACTGTGTCGGTCCCATCCACAGGGCTTGAAACCGGAGAAATCATGAGTTTGGAAGAACAGATCGAGAAGTTGACCAAGGCCGTCGAAGCCAACACGGCGGCACTGCTCAAGGGTGGCGGCGGCGCGGCGGCGAGCAGTGGCAGCGGCGAAACCAAGGCCCCCAAGACGACCGCCTCCAAGACGACGACCGCTTACGAGGCCCAACACACCAAGAGCGAGGCCAACGCGGTCATCAACGAGGTGAAGGAAAAGCTCGGTGTCGCCAAGGCCAAGGCCATCATCAAGGAAGTCGGCTTTGACCGGCTGGAGCAGGTCACCAAGCCCGAGCACATCGACCAGCTCTACAAGCTGTCCAAGGAAGCGCTGGGCGAGGAAGAAGGCGGCGGCGACGGCGGCGGGCTGTAAGCCGGCCTGGGCACTGAGAGAACACCCAACGCCTGCCTCTTGAGAGCGGTCGGCGTCGGGTATGAGAAGATATTCATCAACTGAACTGGAGAAATCAACATGGCGAAAGAAACCCCGAATTTCAAGAAGGGCGCGAACGTGCTGACGCCCAAGGGCGAAAAAGGCGTTGTGGTCGGCAAGCGCGAGTCCACCATCGGCTTCTTCTACGAGGTCAACGTCGGCGGCAGCGGCAAGGACAAGATCATCAAGTCCTTCCGGCCCGCCGCCCTGGCCGCGCGCTGACACGCGGTTCGTGATCATTCACCCCGGCCGTTGCGCCGGGGTTTTCATTAGTGCAGCTTTTGGCTGTAGCAGTGAGAACCAATGACCGAACACCGCATCAATCTCTCAACCTTGGCGAGGATCAAGGACAACTCGGGCCACAGCATCTACGGTCCCAGTTCGTCTCATATGTACCTGCATTGCGCGGGTTCTTTGATCCCGAACCTGCTTGCCAAGGATACGGCGGGTGATGACGCGGCTTACGGCACGGTGGCGCACGGTGTCACCGAACAGTGGTTGAAGTCCGGGCATCGGCCGGATCATCTTGTTGGCACCAATGAGTTTGTCCCGAGCGGCAAGTGGGGCTTTCTGATTGACATTGATGACGAGATGTTGGACTACGCACAGCAGTGCGTCGACTGGGTTGAGTTCCTACCTGGTGTCCATTACATCGAGCGGCGTGTTGACTTCTCACGGTTGACTCCGATTCCCAATCAGCGCGGCACGGCCGACTTCATTGCCATTGACGACGAGCGTATGGTGGTGGCTGATTGGAAGTTCGGTAAGGGTGTGCGTGTGTACGCCGAGGACAATTCACAAGGCATGCTGTACGCTCTTGGCGCGCTGTTCGAGTTCGATTCGCGCTACAACGGCAGGCATCGAATCAAGGAGATTGAGATACGCATCGGCCAGCCCCGCATGGACAACTTCGACGTGTGGGTCATCAGCGCTGAGGATTTGATCAAGTGGGGCGAGTGGGCGAAGGAGCGCATGGCCGAGGCGTGGGTGATCAACGCCCCTCGGACGCCAGGTACGAGCCAATGCAGGTTTTGTCGTGTCAACATCGACTGTGCTGCTTACGCCAAGCTGCTAGTTGACATGACCGAAGGGGTCTTTGAGAACCTTGAGCAATCAGTGAGCGAACAAGACATGATTGCGTTCAAAGAGCGCATCGAAGACCTGGATTTCTCGCCAAATTTCGCTGACGTTGGTAAACTAACGACTGAGCACCTTGAATTGCTGATGCCGTATAGAACGACGGCTGAGGGGTGGTGGAATCGAGTTGACAATGAACTGATGCGGCGCATTGCCGCTGGAGAGAGACTGAAGGGCCACAAGATTGTCGAGGGACGTTCTCGCAGAGCGTTCAATGACAAGGACAAGGCTGTTCAGATGCTGACTGAGAACAAAGTGCCTTACGACAAGGCGGTTGTGAGCGAGCTGGTATCGCCTGCGGTCGCTGAAAAGCTCCTGCGTGAAGTGGGACTGAAGACGAAGGTACTCCCGAGTTTGTTCGAGGGCTTGATCTATAAGCCACCGGGCAAGCCAACTCTCGTGCCGTTGCATGACAAGCGGCCCGAGATTGCACCAAGCGACGACGGTGTATTCACTGACGTTGAATCTGAAACCGATGAACCTGAAGGAATCTGAAATGAGCAAACTGGAAAAAGTCAAAGACGGGAGGAACTACACCCTGTTCGTCGACGGCAAGGGGGAGAAGTACATCGCCATTCGTGGCGTCCGTGCGTCCTACCCTTTCATCGGCAGTCCCAGTGAAGGCGAGGACGACGACGGCAACTCGCGCAAGAACTTCCGCGTGGTCGGCATGCTGCCCAAGAGCACACACCGTGAGGCCAAGGATGCGGTCAAGGCACTGATCCAGGAACTGATCGAGACGAACAAGTCCAAGGTGCCTGCCGACAAGTGGTTTCTCGCGGACGGCAACGAGAAGGAAGAAGAGGTCATGCATGAGCACTTCCTCGTCACTGCCGCCAACAACAAGCGGCCGGTGGCGCGCGACAACCGCGCCGAGGTCATGGACGACATTGCCAAGATCGACGATATGTTCTACGGCGGCTGCTGGATCAACATGCTGATCCGGCCCTGGTTCTTCAACGGCAAGGCCAAGGGCAGTTCCAAGACCTTCCCCAAGCGCATCTCGGCCAACCTGGTCAGCGTCCAGTTCGTGAAGAACGACGATCCGTTCGGCAACGGCCGCGTCGATGAGAGCGATGTGTGGGACACCGAGGGTGACGGTGTTGGTGACGATGGCGTGGACGACGACGGCCTGTGATCACCTGACGATGTGATCACCTAACTCCCGAGTGGCGTTTGCGACTCGGGAGTTTTCACTTGGAGATTCATATGGCGTACAAAGACAAGCGTCCAACCGCTGTGTTCGATGAAGAGTGCTACCCTAACTATTGGAGCATCGGTTTTAAGTGCGTCGACACGGGTCGGACAAAATTCTTCGAGATGAAGGACGACGGTCCGCTTGATCGGATGGGTATCAAGAGAATTTTGAAGAACTGGCGTGTCGTTGGCTTCAATTCGACCAACTACGACATGCCGATGCTGTCACTCGCAATGCGTGATGGCGTCACGAACGGTGAACTCAAGCGGGCCAGTGATGCAATCATTCTGAGCGACATGCGGCCGTGGCAGTTCTTTGATCACTACGGCACGTCGCTGCCTGACTGGATCGATCACATCGACTTGATGGAGGTGTCCCCTGGATCACCTACGAAACCATCGTTGAAGGTTTACGCGGGTCGTTTGCACCATAAGACGATGCGTGATCTTCCGTATGAGCCTGACATGGTGATGACTGAGGCCGAACTGGATGGTCCTGACGGCGTTCGTGTGTATCACGGCAACGATCTGAACGTCACGGACGATTTCCACACTGAGTTGAAAGCACAGATTGAGATTCGTGCTGAGATGAGCGACGTTTATGGTATTGATCTGCGCAGCAAGAGTGATGCACAGATTGCCGAGGCGGTGATCGTCGCTGAGTGCGAACGCATGAACAAGCGACGGATATACCGTCAAGACATTAAGCCTGGCACGTTCTTCTACAAAGCGCCAGAGCACATCAAATTCAAGACGAAGCAGTTCCAGGACATGCTTCGTATGATCACCACGTCTGCTTTCACCGTTGATCGCGCCGGCATTGTTCACATGCCAAAGGCTCTTGAGGATTTTTCGCTGACCATCAATGGCGGCACGTATCGCATGGGCAGTGGAGGGCTGCACTCGTCCGAGAGCGCGCAATTCCTTCAGATCGACGACCTGTATGAACTCGTAGACACGGATGCCACGAGCTACTATCCGAAGTTGATCATCGATGGTGGTTACTTTCCAGCCCACATCGGCTCAGTGTTCCTTCGAGTCTATCGAGTTCTGTACGAGCGTCGATTGGCTGCAAAGAAGGCTGCGACCATTACTGAGGAACTGATCAAGCGGGCCGTTGATCCTGATGAGATTGCCAAACTGAAGTGGATACTGCGCAATAATCAGAACATCGCTGAGACGTTGAAGATTATTCTGAATGGAGCCTTTGGAAAGCTGGGTTCTCCGTTCTCCAAGATTTATTCTCCATCATTGATGATCCAGACCACGCTGACTGGCCAGCTTGATATGCTGATGCTGATCGAGGATTTGGAACTTCGAGGATTGCACTGCGTGTCGGCCAACACTGATGGCTTCGTGTCTTACATAGAGCGCTCGCGCCGCGACGAATTCAATGCGGTCGTATTCGATTGGGAATGTACCACTGGGCTTAGCACAGAGAAGACGTACTACCGAATTCTCGCCTCGCGCGATGTTAACAACTACATCGCCATCGGTGTCGACGGCAAGGTCAAGACCAAGGGCACCTATGCTCCTGCTGGTCCTGGACAGAAGGGCGCTGCAGGCATGAAGAAGAATCCGAACGCCGAGGTTTCTATCGATGCAGTCATTGCTCTGCTGAAGGAAGGAACGCCGATAGATGAGACTGTGCGCAAGTGCGTGGACATTCGCAAGTTCGTGATGATTCGCAAGGTCAAAGGTGGTGCAGAGAAGGGTGGAGAGAGCATTGGCAAGGTGATACGTTGGGCGTATCGGGCCAATGAAAGGAACGCCATAAACTACAAGATGAATGGGAACACGGTCCCTCGAACTGAAGGTGCGTGGCCGTTGATGGAACTTCCTGAAGAGTTCCCTGATTGGATTGATCATGATTGGTATGTGCGCGAGGCTCATGCAATCATGCAGGATATCGGAATGCCGGTCTTAGACCCGACGTTGCGCGGCCGTAAGGGCCATATGAACGCCCGCCTTCCTGATCAGAAGACGTACCACGTTGTCAAACTACCAGTTGGTGTTGCGCTTTGTGGCAGAGGACCCGACAGCATGCGAGACGCTTGGATCGAGGATGGCTACCTCGGTCAGAAGATTTGCAGCAAGTGCCTACGGGAGCAAACACTGTGAGCTTTTACGAAAAGCCAGTCAAGGAGATTGACGACATTGAGAAGCCTGCGATGAAGTTCGCAGAGCGTCGTGGTTGGTTTCAATGCAAGATGACCTCACCGTCGATCAATGGCATGCCTGATCGTTTCCTTGCTCGTTGGGATAGAGGTGTGGTGCTTATTGAGTTCAAGGCTCCTGGTAAGCCTCTTCGAACTATTCAGGTCGAACGTATTGACGAGCTTCGCAAGCAAGGTGTCGAGGTTCATGTCTTCGACAATCTGCAAGATGCAAAAGATTTCCTTCGATGAGCGGATACGGGCGAAGTTTGACCGGGTAGTGCGCGGCCCGGAGGACATGCACGACTATCAGTTGGAAGCTGAGGATTCGATTTATAACGTTCCGTTCTCTCATCTGTTCATCGACCTTGGGCTAGGCAAGACGATCATTTCGTTGAGCTTAATCGTTCGTTTGCTTCAAGCGTTCTTGACTGAGAAAGTTCTTGTCGTTGGCCCTTTGAAAGTCATGACAGGGACGTGGCCTGATGAGATCGGTCTTTGGAGTCATACTGCTCCATACAACTTCACTTTGATTCGTGAAGATGACGACGACCCGCGCATACGTGCAGCCCGTGCGCAGGATCGAAGAGAGCTAGAGGAAAGAAATTGGATACGATCCAACGCTCTTTTCATCGGCGGTGATCTTGTTCTACCTCCAACCAATGAGACACGCACAAGGCACTTGATTCGTGAGCAACTAGCCAAGTCAAGGCAGAGCATTCACTTCATAAATAAGGAGCAACTGGTCTGGTTGGTGAACTTGTTCGGTGCAAAGTGGCCGTACAGAACCGTGTTCATTGACGAGTTGTCGATGTTCAAGGACCACGCAAGCGATGGCTTTCGTGCGTTAGCCAAGGTGCGACGCACACCTGGCCTTATAACACGTCTTCACGGATTGACAGCAACTCCCGCTGCTGAGACTTACTTGCACTTGTGGTCACAGCTCTATCTTGTTGACCTTGGGCAGCGGTTAGGTAAGAACGTCACGACTTACCGAAACAGATATTTCACCTACAACAAGTATCAACGCAAATGGTACTTGCGGCCAGGGGCCAAGGACGAAATCCTCGACAAGATCAAGGACGTGTGCTTTGTCTATAGAGCTAAGGACCATTTGAAGCTGGAGGAACCGCTCATCGTCAAGGTTCCGGTGTCATTGTCCAAGGCTACGGTGGCCAAGTATGAAGAACTGTCAGAAGAGAGCATTGTTCGTTTGAATGACGGTTCTGTGATTGAAAGCAAGAACGCGGCTGCACTGAGTGGATCGTTGCTTCAGTTGGCAAGTGGATCGTTGTATGAGACGCAGGATGTAAAGGACTGGGAAACCGATGACATAAAGAAGGTCCGTAAGGTTCACCACATACACGACGACAAGATAGAGGCGTTGCGTGAGATCGTCGAATCGATGGACGGCGAGCCACTGCTAGTCTCGTACAACTTCAAGTCGTCACTTGATCGTCTGAAGAAGGCTTTTCCTAGCGCCAAGGTCATGGACAGGGAAGGCAAGTTGCGAACTGCCTGGAACGCTCGTCAGATTCCACTTCTGTTCATTCATCCGAAGTCTGGCGGGCATGGCATGAATCTGCAGGCGGGAGGGCACAATCTTGTTTTCTTCGATTTGGTGTGGTCGCTTGAGCTTTATCTGCAATTGATAGGCCGTCTCGCACGTCAGGGGCAGGCCAATCCGGTTGTGGTTCGTTTGTTGTTGGCGATAGGCACCATAGATTGGGAAGTCGCAAAGGCGCTTGGTCTAAAGGAGGAAGGCCAAGAGGAACTACTTCGAATCCTTCAAAGGCTAGTCAAGCAGTACCGATTGAAGCGGGGGTAAACTGCCATTCGCCCGTCGTGTTCAGGGGTGACATGACGGTGCTATTTGCTGGTAACAGCGAGGCCCGTACACAGAGGCGTATCTCCCGCCTGTTGGCTGTTGTACGGGCCTTCTTTTTCAGCTCTGCGTGTTTTGTGCATTGCACATAAAATACCTGCTATGAAAAGCAGAGCAGACCCTCATGACTTGCTCCTTCTACTGGAGGGTCGCTGCGCTATGTCGGCCGCAGAGGCTTCGTGTCTGCTCGGCATGTCCTATTTCACGTACATGCAGTATCGTAACGGCACGCGCCCGTTGCAGCTTTACCATCAACGTCACATTGAGGCCGTACTGCTCTTGAGCCGTTCGGCCTTATCGTCTTTGAAGCAGGAGATTCTTAAATGAGCGAAGACCGTAAGCGTCCTGGTCCTAAGCCCCTCGATCAAGAGAGCCAGGCCATGCTCTATGAAGGGTTGAACGTATCGCAGTATGCCGTTCTTTTCAAGATGGACGTGAACACTGTGAAGAAGAAGTTGCATGAGGTTAATCCGAGTGGCAAACGAAACGGCGTAGACATTTGGGACTTGGCTGAGGCTGCACCGTATCTTGTGAAGCCGGCCTATGACATTGAGAAGTACATCAAGCAGATGAACCATGCCGATTTGCCTAAGCAACTGACCAAGGAGTTCTGGGCTGGATTGAAGAGTCGCCAAGAGTATCTGACAAACGAAGGTGATCTGTGGCCTACGGAAAAAGTGATTGCCGATGTTGGTGAATTGGTCAAGTTGATCAAGGTCAGCGTTAGATTGATGCGGGATCGTGTAGAGAAAACGACTGAGTTGTCTGATCGTCAGCGCAAGCTAATTGACGACTTAGGCGACGACATGCTTTCAGAACTGTTGAGAATGACGGAAGAGAAGTTCAAGCCGAAACCAAAAGCAGAACCTGAAGAGAAGGACGATGACGATGAACTATGAGATACCGATTGCTGAAGATCGAAGCATCGGACATTTGATCGTCGGTCTTGCACAGATATGGCAACCGCCAGAGAGGTTGACCGTAAGCGAAGCTGCTGAAGAGTACGTCTACATCAATCAGCCTGGTGCCTACGTTGGCAAGTATTCAGGCGAGATGACTCCTTACATGCGAGAGCCATCGGACCTGTTTAACTCTCATGAGTTCGAAGGCATCATCTTTGTGAGTAGTGCGCAATCCGGGAAGACTCAGGCGTTGATCCTGAATCCGATCGCTTACTCGGTCAAATGCGATCCGATGGACATGATGGTCGTCTGTCCGACTAACACGGCTGCGCGTGACTTTTCGATTCGTCGTATAGATCGTTTGAATCGATACAGTGACGTGATGCGTGATCTGTTGATGCCAGGCTCGAACAACGACAACGTGTTTGATAAACACTACAAGAACGGCATGTTGCTTTCATTGTCTTGGCCTTCACCAAGCGAACTGGCAGGCAAGCCTATCGGTCGAGTTGTGCTGACTGACCGTGACCGCATGGAAGATGATGTTGGTGGTGACGGTGAGCCTTACGATCTGGCAGCGAAACGGACAACGACGTTCGGTTCGTATGCGATGACGATTGCTGAGTCGTCGCCATCTCGGCCTGTTGAGAATCCGAAGTGGATAGCTAAGACGCCGCACGAAGCTCCGCCCGCTGCTGGAATTTTGTCGTTGTACAACAGAGGTGATCGTCGGCGGTGGCAATGGCCTTGCCCACATTGCGACAGATATTTCGAAGGAACGTTCGAAATGTTGGAATGGGACAGTGATCATCCTGGCACCAACCTCGACAAGGGAATGACGGCACGCATGCGCTGTCCACTTTGTGGAGAATTGATCCATCCTGATTCACGCGACATGATGAATGCATGGGGTCTTTGGGTGAAGGACGGTCAATCGGTTGACAGGCTTGGGCTAGTAATCGGTCCTGCGTCAAGGAGCCGCATCGCTTCGTTTTGGTTGCGAGGTGTAGCCGCTACTTTCATTACTTGGTCGAAGCTGGTCAACTTGTATCTCGATGCCAATGACACCTACGAGAGAACAGGTTCGGAAGAGGCGTTGAAGAAGTTCTACAACAACGATCTCGGTGAACCGTATATATCGAAGAAGTCACTTGATGATCGCCGTCTTCCTGAGACACTGAAAGCTCGTGAGGATTCAAGCCTAGGCGAACGAAGTGTTCCGTCAGGCGTCAGGTTTTTGGTAGCAACGGTCGACGTTCAAAAGAATATGTTCGTCGTCCAAGTATTTGGTGTTCTTCCTGGCATGCCGTTTGACGCTGTTCTGATTGACCGTTACGACATTCGTAAATCAAAGCGTACGGATGGCGATGGTGAGCACCTGTGGGTCAAGCCGAACGTCTATGACGAAGACTGGGATGAGATTCTTGAGCACGTCATTGAACGAGAGTACGTGCTTGGCGATGGCAGCGGGCGAATGATGGGCATCAGATTTGTCGGCTGCGATTCTGGTGGTAGAGAGGGTGTTACGACGCGCGCCTACAACTTCTATCGTCGATTGCGCGAAAAAAACAAGCACCGTCGTTTCGTACTGACCAAAGGTGATCCGTCCCCGAACAATCCGCGAACTCGCATAACCTATCCCGACAGCAGCCGCAAGGATCGCAACAGCGGCGCGCGCGGTGATGTTCCAGTTCTGCTCATCAACTCCAACATCGTGAAGGATGAACTGAGCGGCCGGCTTGATTGCCTGATTCCTGGCAAAGGCATGATCCGCTTCCCATCGTGGCTCTCGGACAAGTTCTATGAAGAGTTGTGTGCAGAGATTCGCACGGCTAAGGGTTGGGAGAACCCGAGCAATAGTCGAAACGAAGCATGGGATTTGGGGTATTACTTCATTGCCATTTGCGTCTCAGAATTCATTCGGGTTGAGCATCTGGATTGGGCGAATCCTCCTGGCTGGGCGGCTGAGTTCGACAAGAATGAACTTGTGCGTGCAGCCCAAGAAAGCGCCAGATTCAGAAGCTCCGTAGAATCCGAACTCGATTTTTCTTCGTTTGGCAAGGCACTCGGCTGAGTGAATCAATATGGCAACATGCGACTCGATCACCCTGGCCCGTCTGGCTGAAGCACAGACTGCCTATCACGAACTGCTTACGGGTCAAATGGCCCGTGTGGTCGTGGATTTGGACGGCAAACGTGTGGAATTCACAGCCGCCAACAAGGGTGCGCTTTATTCCTACATCCTTCAATTGCAGGCTTTGTGCCCGAGCGCGCCTGGAGTGACTGTCGCCAATTACGGTCCCGCTCGCTTCATTTTCTGAGGTTGCACAACATGACCATCAAGACGGCTGATCTGTTTCGAGTGACCACCAAGGCCATTGGTGGCGGCATCGAAGGTGCTGAACGGAGCAACCGAGAAACTGCATCGTGGTCCCCTGCGGTTATCTCGCCTGATCGCAAGATCAATCCTGTGAAGGAAATGGCCGACGCGCGTTCTGCCGACATGGTGCAGAACGATGGCTACGCGATGGGCGCGATGCACACTCACAAGGACTCGATTGTCGGTGCGCAATATCGCCTGAACGCACAGCCGAATTGGGCCATCCTCGGTGCTGACGAGACGTGGGCACAAGAGTTTCAGGAGACTGTCGAAGGGCGTTTCAATCTGATGGCGGACAGCCATTCTTGCTGGTTCGATGCCCAGCGCAAGAACACCTTCACTGGATTGATTCGCCTTGGCGTCGGCCAGCATATGTTGACGGGGGAAGTGCTTGCCACGGCGGAATGGATTCGTCAGGTTGACCGACCTTTCAAGACGGCAGTCCAGATGATCGCACCGACGCGCCTGAGCAATCCTGACATGCGTATGGACGATCGCACGTTGCGTCGTGGCATTGAGATTGACCAGTACGGTGCAGCTCAGGGCTACCACTTTCGGATGAGCTATCCGAACGATTTTTTCGATTTCACACAAGAGCAGCGTTGGAGATACGTGCCCGCGAAGAAGCCGTGGGGCCGCGCCCAAGTGATACACATCATTGAGCAGATGCAGCCGGAACAGACGCGCGGTGTCAGTGACATGGTGTCTGTGCTCAAGCAGATGAAGATGACCAAGCAGTTCAACGAGATTGTGTTGCAGAACGCAGTCGTGAACGCAAGCTATGCCGCTGCCATCGAATCTGAGCTGCCGAAGGAAATGGTGTTTGGCGCGCTTGGTGCCGGACAGGCCGGTTTGTCTGGTGTGCTTCAAGAGTACCTGAAGGCTCTCGGCAGTTACACCAGTACCTCGGACAACATCGCCATCGACGGCGTTCGGATTCCTCACCTTTTTCCCGGCACCAAGTTGAACTTGAAGCCGATGGGCACCCCTGGTGGTGTCGGAACGGATTACGAGAACAGCCTCCTTCGTCACATCGCCGCCGCCCTCGGTCTATCGTTCGAAGAGTTCAGCAAGGATTACACCAAGACCAACTACAGCAGCGCGCGCGCTTCGCGTTCTGATACCGGCCGATATATGCAGGCACGCAAGAAGGTGATTGCTGACCGCTGGGCGTCTGCTATCTTTGCTTTGTGGTTTGAAGAGGAATGGAACGCCGGGAATATTCCTGTTCCTCGTGGCAAGAGCCGTTCCATTTTCTATGACCCGGTTTTCCGAGAAGCCCTGCTGCAGTGCGAATGGATCGGGTCGTCGATGGGACAGATCGATGAGCTGAAAGAAACTCAGGCCGCGATCATGAAGATCAAGTCCGGCCTGTCCACCTTCGAAAAAGAGTGCGCCCGTCTTGGCGAAGACTTCCGTCGAGTCTTCACGCAGCGTGCGCGTGAAGAAGCAATGCTGAAGAAGCTGGGCTTGTCGGTTGACCTTAAGGGCACCAAGCCTGGTGCCAACGATGCGCAACAAACGATGCGGGCCGAGGAAACCGAAGAAGAGTAAGCCCTGCAAAAAGATTGCATTGCAAATAAACTTCGATTTGAAGGAACAAACCAAATGCCGAAAGAACACAATCCGGTGATTCACGAAGCCGTTACCCGCATGCACATGAAAGCGGTTGCGTTGTCGCCGCTTTGCATCAGCGTGGCGGCGGACCTGTCTCGAACAGCCAGTGTGAGCCAGCAGCAAATGATCGAAGCGATGAATGCGCGTCGATCTGAAATCTGTGCCGCATACGGTTTCAACGCACCTGAGCAGCGTAAGAGCTTTCCCTTTGCCAATGGGCTCGCCTTCATCTCGATCACCGGCATTCTGATCAATCGCTACAGCTACAGCGGCTACGGTGTGACCGGCTACAACTTCATTCGTTCGCAGTTGAACGATGCGATCAACGATGACGAGGTTCAGGGCATCGTCTTTGATGTGAACAGCCCGGGCGGTGAAGTTGCAGGTCTGACTGAACTGGCCGATGAGATTCGCGCCAGTCGTTCGAAGAAGCCGAGCTTGGCTGTGGTGGACACCAACTGCTACAGCGCGGCCTACGGGCTCGGGTCTGCAGCCTCTCGCATCGTTTGCGTGCCGAGTGGTGGTGTCGGCTCTGTCGGCGTCGTGATGATGCACATCGACATTTCCGAGATGCTGGCCGATTATGGCTACAAGATCACGTTCATCTATGAGTCCGATCACAAGGTCGACGGCAACGCATACGAGAAGTTGAGCGCCGATGTGAAGAAGGACTTTCAGGCCGACATTCACTACTACTACGAGAAATTCTGCTCGCTCATTTCGATGAACATGGGCATCACCGAACAGGCAGTGCGCGATACGAAGTCGCGTTGCTACCGGGCCGACGAAGCGGTTTCGCTTGGCCTGATTCATGCGATGGATACGCCGAGTGTGGCGGTTCGCGCATTTTTGGACGAGCTTTCCGGCTCGAATCATCAACCCGAAGAAGGAACAGAAATGTCCACTGCACCTGAAACGAAGCCGGGGGCCAATGTCGAAGCGACCACCCCGCAGGCTGACGCCGCGAAAGCGGCCACCGAAGCTCGCAATGCCGAGCGTTCCCGCATTGCCGCCATCACTGGCTGCGATGAAGCCAAAGACCGGGCCAAGCTGGCAAGCCATTTGGCGATGAACACCGAGATGAGCGTTGACGACGCCAAGAAGGTTCTCGCCGCCTCGGCCACCGAGCAAGCCGCCGTGCCTGCCGCTGCTGCCAATGGCTTCGATGCAGCCATGAACGCCAGTCAGCATCCCAACGTCGGCGGCGACTCCGGCAATGGCGACAAGCCCGACGAGAAGCAGGCTCAAATCTCGGCCATCCTGGCCGCGCAGTCTGCTGCCACCGGCATCAAGCACACGGCCTGAGTAATCAGGTTTTTAACTCAACTTCAAGGAGTTCATCATGAGTGATTTGGCAAAAGGTGAGGTGCTCGGCACCTACACGCCCGAGCTGTTGTTTGCTGGCGATGCGCCTGTCATCACGGGCGCGGCGAAAGCCGATTCTGGCTCTGCTGCGATCAGCAAGGGGCAGGTTCTGTACGTGCAGGACGACGGCGAGGTGACGACGGTGATCCCCGTGAACACGGGCGTGACGACGTTGACCAATGCGCTGCGGCTGGTCATCGCAGCTCAGCCTGGCGTGGCGAGCGGCGACATTCCGTTCTACAGGGGCGGCTGCTTCAACTACGCCGCGATCGCCTTTGGCGTTCTGGACGATGCCAGCAACCCGTGCACGACGGTGGCTGCGGCCAACGCCTTCTTCGGCGGCACGCCCATCAGCTTCGGCGCACTGCCCCCGCAGTAAGCGTCTCAGCGTCTCAATCAAACTCAGGAAAGGAGCCAATCATGGCTGGCATCTACGAAACTTCGACGCTCTTGAGCGTCATGTCACACCAACGGGTGATCGTCCCGTTCTACCTGCGGTTCTTCACATCGCAGATCAACTTCGAAACCGAAAGCATCGACTTTGACCGCGTGAACAGCGATTACCGGCGTCTGGCCCCGTTCGTGGCCCCCAACGTCCAAGGCAAGGTCCTGGGCGCTTCGGGCTTCAACACGGTCAGCTTCCGGCCGGCCTACGTCAAGCCCAAGCACAACATCGATCCGTCCATGTCCATTCCGCGCCAACCCGGTGAGGCCCTTGCGACCGGCTCCCTGACGCTGGGCCAGCGCCGCGATGCCGTGATCGCCGAGCGGCTGCGTCAGCACCGCACGATGCTGACGAACCGGAACGAATGGCTGGCCGCTCGTGCCATCATCGACGCGCAAGTGACCATCCAGGGCGAGAACTACCCGGCCACGACCGTGAACTTCCTGCGTGATGCGTCCCTCAGCTACACGCTGTCGAGTACTGCCAAGTGGGACACGGCCTCCGGCAGTTTCACGGGCGACTGCCTGAACGATATCAAGGTGGCCCGTTCCAACGCCAGCGCGCGCAGTGGCGGCGTGACGCGCACGGTCATCTTCGGTGGCGATGCGTGGGGCTACTTCGCCGACAAGGTGGACCTGAAGGAGCTGATGAACACCAACTACGCCGACAGCCTGAGCCGCGTGAAGACCATGACGGATGGCGTCGAGGGTGTCGAGTACGTTGGCACGATCCAGGGCTGGAACGGTGGTGGCCGCATGGAGTGCTTCGTCGACACGTCGAAGTACGTCGACGACACCAACACCGAGCAGTTCTTCCTCGATCAGAAGACCGTCGTCGGAGTGGCGGACAACATCGAGGGCGTCCGCTGCTTCGGTGCCATCAAGGACGTGAAGGCCGGGCTCCAGTCGATGGAAATCTTCACGAAGATGTGGGAATCCGAGGACCCCAGCTCCGAGTTCATCATGAGCCAGTCTGCGCCGCTGATGGTTCCCAAGCGGCCCAACGCCTCTTGGAAGATCAAGACGGCGACGTAACAGCCAACCGGCTGCATCCTCGGGGACGGCCCGAAGGCCGTCCCTTTTCAACTCTTTCAGGAGATTTCAATCATGCCGCAACGTCAAACCCTCCAGTCGATCACGGTCGTGCGCAACAAGAAGAACGTCGTCGTTCCGCCCGGCCAGATTTTCGATTTCACCGATGAAGAAATCGACGAGCTGATGCCGCAGAACGCCATCACCGCCAAGGTGACGGTGGACCTGTCTTCGGACCCTGCTGCCGCTCTGAAGGCCGGCGAGATCACCGATCCCAACAGTTCCGGCCCTGCCACGGAAACGGAAGCCGCCGCACCGGGCAAGAAACGCAAGGGCACGCCCTCGGACGAGCAACAGCTCTGAGCACTCGAAGGCCCATCCTAGGGCCTTCTTTCAATCAACTGCAGAAAGGAACTCATCATGCCCAAGCGCATTGTCAAACAGCCGGTGACGGTCTACCGTCAAGGCAAAGCCGTCTCGCCCAAAATCGGCGATCTCTTCGAGTTCACGGACAAGGAAGTTGCCGAGATCAGCAGCATGACGCCGAAGGCACTTGTCATGCCCAAGGGCGAAGCGGCCCCGGCCCCGGCCGTCGTTCCGAAGAAGGACGACAAGCTGTGAGCTTCGATTTCGCTTCTGCGCAAGCGAAGCTGCGCCGCAAGGTCCAAAAGACCTTCGGCGTTGCTGCTTTGTATTCGGACTCCTTGTTGATTGAACCTGTCGATATCGTTGCCCGCTTCATCAATCCCAACAGCATGCAGGTTGGCGATTTGCAGAACGGTGGCTACGCACAGATCGAGCAGGGCAGTGAACAAGTAGCCTTAATCCATTCGGACTATCCTGATTTGGTGTTCAATCGAGGTGGGCGTGTAGAGCTTACAAGCCTGGGCTTCACTGTGATTTTGCAAGTGAAGATGGAGATTACCGGACCTGTTGAGCAGATTTGGCAAGTGACCAGGGTATGAGTGTTCTTATTGCATCGCCTGATTTGAAGAAGATGGCTCAGATTTTCGATGCGTTCCCTGAGACGGCTGAGACAGCAATGGTCCTTGCCATCAACCAGGTTGCCGAACGTGACGGCATGGCGATCATGCAGAAGGACATGCAGCAACAAATTGATTTCCCTGCGGGCTATTTGAAAAGCAGGATGACGGTCAAGCGTAGAGCCACTAAAGGGTCAATGGAGGCTTTGATTTCAGGCAGGGATCGTGCAACCTCCCTCGCTCGATTTGCCGCAGGGCAGACGCCAAAAAACACAAGAGGGAGAGGGGTTCGGGTTCAATTGCGCGGTGGTCAGGTTCGTCATCTGCGCAGTTCATTCTTGGTCAATTTGAAGAACGGGAACACAGGTCTTGCAGTTCGGTTGAAGCCTGGTGAAAGTCTGCGCAACAGCGACAGTGCTGTGAAGTTGGCGAACAATCTCTATCTTCTTTACGGACCTTCCGTTGATCAGGTGTTTCGTGGTGTTGCCGAGTACCGGGCTCCTGAGATTGGAGAAATGGTGTCTCAGCAGTTTTTCCGACAATTGATAAGGCTGTCCAAATGATCACCTCTTACCGTCTTGACGTTCTGTTGGCATTGACCGCTCTGTTGAAGCAGATCGTGCCTGTGGAAGATGAGCACGATTTCGACTTGAGCAATGCCGTCTTTCGTGGCCGTGCATTTTTCGGTGCAGAGTCTCCTGACACCATGATTGCAATTCTCGAATCTCCGCGTCCCGACGTTGGTTCGACGGCCGGTGACAATGGGGAAGAGCGTTCTGAGCGTTGGCCTCTGCTCATTCAAGGTTGGACGACTGACGATCCGGCGAACCCAACCGACCCGTTGTACCTGTTGCTTCAGGTTGTCGAAGATCAATTGCAGAAGGTTGTCGAAACTCGTCCTGCGAGTGGGCTGCCTCTGTATCCCGAGGCATATATGCTCGGCAAGCGCGTGACAACGTTCACGTTCGGTCCTGGCGTGGTGCGCCCTCCTTCCGAGGGGGTTTCGTCCAAAGCGTTCTTCTACTTGCCTGTGTACGTTGGCCTGGTCAAGGCCAAGCGTGCAGGGTAGGGTGGGCTTTGTGATAATTTGGCTTTCAACCTTTCTTTACTTCCTCTAGGAGTCAATCATGCCCATCACATCCGATCTCGGCGGCAAGAACTACACGCTCGGCCGTGGCCGCGTGTTCTTCGACCGTTTCCCCTCCAATGACGCCGTGACCGCATCGACGCGCGGGACCGGCGAACGCTACCTGGGCAACACGCCCGAGTTCAGCACCACGAGCGAGAGCGAAAACCTGGATCACTTCGACAGCGACAGCGGTGTGCGCGTCAAGGACGCATCCGTGCAGCTCTCTCTGAACCGCACCGGCTCGTTCACCTGTGACAACGTGGATTCCGAGAACGTGGCGCTGTTCTTCCTGGGCTCGGCCAGCACCAAGTCGCAGGCTTCGGCTGATGACGCGGTCGAAACCCTCACCGTCCGCAAAGGTCTGTTCTACCAACTGGGCACGACCGAGAGCAATCCGTCCGGCGTGCGCAAGGTGAGCAGTGTGGTGGTCAAGAAGGGCACGCCTGGTTTCGCCGTCACCGTGACGGCCTCCGGAAACTACGAGGTCGACGAGGACCTGGGCCGTATCTTCATCGATCCCGATTCGGCCGACATTCCCGATGACACCGTGATCCAGGTCACGTACGATGTGGCCGCGACCACGCGCAGCTACGTGGTGTCCTCCAGCGACTCCATCTACGGCGCGATTCGTTTCGTCTCCGACAACCCGCGTGGCACGAACCAGGACTACTTCTTCCCCTACGTGAAGCTGGCACCGGACGGCGACTACAACCTCAAGGGCGAGGAATGGATGACCATGGGCTTCACCATGGAAATCCTGAAGAAGGCGTCCAACATCGAAGCGACCTATATCGACGGCCGTCCGGTCGCGGCATAAGGGGACAAAATGCCACTCTCAGACTTCACCCCTGAGAAGCGCAGCATTCAGATGAAGGGAGGCTCCTTTGACGTGGGGGGCCTCTCCCTTCAGGATGTTGCGATTCTCGTTCGAGAACATCTCGACGATCTGCAAGCTCTTTTCGAATTGTTCGAGAAGGGCGGCACGACGGAACAGTTCAAGGCACTGATTCCGACCGTCGTTACCCAGGCACCTGGCTTTGTTGCCAATGTGATTGCGTTGGCAGCGGGCGAACCTGAAGGCGCGGACAACGCCATGCGCCTCCCGGCACCTGTGCAGATCGAGGCTGTCACACACGTTGTCGATCTGACCTTCGGAGATGTTGGCGGCATAAAAAAAGCCATGGAGCAAGTCACGGCGCTCCTGGGTCAGAACCGTCTGAAGACTCTCTCGAAGACGACGATGAAGGGCCAGTAATCAGGCTCTATCGCGGGCTTCGCCGTGACGTGAGTTTGCTTCTTGAGTCGGGACACCGCGAAGCCCGTCGTTACCCGCTGGGAATGATTTGGTCTGAGGTCAACATCATTCGCCAGCGTGCCGACATTCGGCGACGTAGAGACGCCGCTGTCATGCAGATGGTTGTCGGCTCTCTCCTTTCCAAGAAGGCAAGCAAGCAACTGAAAGAAATTCTGGAAAAGGTGAGCCAAAGTGATTGACGTTAAAGAAGTCCTGCTGCGCGTCACCTCTCAGATCAAAGGCCAGAAGGAGCTGTCGGGGATCGCCAAGAGCCTCGAAGAGATCGCATCGGCCATCGATACACAAACTGCCGCTGCCAAGCGCGGTGAGCAGTCAATCGACTCGCTCAAGGCGTCTGAGGCTGCACTGCTTGAGGTGCAGCGCGGCCTTGAGGACAACACCAGGGTCATCAATGCCTTCCAGCGTCTGGACGGGCAAATCCTCAAAGCCCAAGAGCGCGCCGTGGCTGCTGCAACGGCCTACGAGACGTACCGCAAGAAGATTGACGAGACTGGCGGCGCTACGGACGCGCAGAACGTCAAGTTGGACAGCCTATCGGCCAAGTCCGAACGTGCGGCCCAACGTGTGGCATTGCTGCAGAAAGAGCAAGGTAATCTCGCTAAGCAGTTGAAGGACTCTGGCGTTGCGACTGACAACTTCGCTGAGTCTGAAGCACGCATCCTTGACCTATTTGCTCGCTATGGCAACGAGCTGACCAAAGTCCGTGGCGCAATTCGCAGCTACGGCGATGACGTTCGCCGCGCCCGTGATGCTGAACGTGAGCTGGGTGCCGAGCAGGCGCTGCAGAAGAAGCTGGTAGACGCGGCAAGTCTTGCGAAGGCGCATGACTACGTTCAATTCTGGACAGAAGCCCTCGAAGCTGCTGACCGTGCTGAGACACAGGCCGCTACAAATCGCGGTCTTCTCAAGATCGCAAATGACGCCAAGACCGCTGCCACCGCGTATAGCAGTCTGGCTCGCGCATCGAACAATCTTCGCCCTGGCGTGCAGAGTTTGCGAGATGCGGTCAATTCGCTTATCGATCCGACGAGTAAGGTCACTGGCAACTTCGCTTCCATGGAGAAGGAAGTCGAGGACCTTACCAAGTCGGTATCTGCCATCAATGGCCCTGTTGAGAATTATCGAGCTACCCTCAGTCGGCTTGAGGTGACACAGAAGGCCATCGTTTCTCAAAGCAGCTTGGTCGACAATTTGAATTCTCAAGTTGTGGCATTGCGTGCAGCACGAAGTGAATACACGACCGCGCGCACTGAGGTTGCTCGCTATGCGGCAGCAGTGGCCCAGGGCGGTGAGGCCGGTCAGAGCTTCGTCCGATCGCTTGCTGACGCGCAGAAGCGTGCCAGTGCTGCGGCATCCGCCCTCGGGCAACAGATCGGCCGAACTCGTGAAGCTCGTAATGCAGCGCGTGAGGCTGGTATTGCGACGAATGCTTTGGCTGATGCTCAGGAACGCCTGACGCGTTCTGCCAAGACCAGCACTTCCAACGTAACATCGTTGGCTGCTGCAATGAAGAAGTACGGGAAAGCAGCCAACGACGCTAATGAAGCAAACGGTCGTGGGCGCACCACACTTGATCTTTACCAACGGATTCGCGGCCAGATTCTTTCGGTGACAGCGGCCTACGTTGGTCTATTCGGTGCCATTCGAGAAGTCAATCAAGTCATCCAGGCGTCTAACGATCGTCAGGCAATTCGGAATCAACTGGCTATCTCTGTCGGCAGTGACCGTGATGCCATCGACGCTGAGTACGCTTACATCAAAGGACAGAGCGATCGTATTGGTTTGGAATTCGACCGTACGGCACGCGGCTATGCCAAGTTTGCAGCATCGGCGACTTTGGCCGGACGGGCACGTCAGGAGATTCGCTACATCTTCGAGACGTTTGCTGAAGTTGGTCGTGTAGCCAACCTTAGCACCGATGACCTAGATGGGGTGCTGAAAGCCCTTGAGCAGATCATGTCCAAGGGTTCCATCCAGGCGGAAGAACTGCGCGGCCAGTTGGGTGATCGCTTGTTTGGTGCTTTCCAAGTTGCAGCCAAGGCTCTGGAGGACCAATTCCCGAATCTCAGCAAGGCCCTCGAACAAGGTCAAGTCTCGGCCAACAATCTGTTGCTGATTGCTGAGAAATACCGTTCGATGGTTGGCGATCAACTGCCGAGTGCAGTCACCTCGCTTGTGGCTCAACAGGCACGCTTGAACAATTCACTATTCGAGTTTCGTCTTGCAGTTGGTGACAGCGGCTTTCTCGACTCGTTCACCGAGGCGATTGTTCTGCTGACCAATTTCTTCAAAAGCGACGATGGGAAGAAGTTCGCAAATGAACTCGGCAATGCATTCAAGGCGTTTACCGACACGTTGATCGTTGCTTTGAAGAACCTGGAGGCCGTGAAGACGGTCTTGGTCGCCATTGCAGCGATAGCCGGTGCTCTGTTCTTGCGCCGCCTGGGCAAAGACCTTCTTGGCATGGCGGCGGATGTTCGTACCAGCTATACCCGCATAGCTGCTTACCTGGCAGGTTTGCTTGAACGTGTGCAGACTTTGGCTCGGGTGTTTCCGGTTGCTGCCAAGTTGATCGTTCGTTTTCTTGGGGTTATCGGTCTTGCGATTGCCGCGTGGCAACTCGGTTCGTGGATCATGGAGAAGTTTGACGACGTGAAAACGGCGCTGACTTACTTCAAGACGTGGCTTGACGAAGCCATTCTTTGGATCACTGGCGGTGTTGAACTTGCGTCGACGGCCATCGCAACGATGATCGTCAATGCCTTCAAGTTTCTCTACAACTCAGTCGCCAACGTGTTGAAGCGCATCTTGACAGTGCTCGCCTCGTTTGCGTTTGCCGTTGGCGCAACACCGATGGGCAATGCGTTGAAGACGATTGCCGATTCGTTGGAGGTCAGTTACGAGAGCATCTACGACGCCACCAAGACGGCGCGTGAGCGCATGGAGAAGGAACTACGAGAGATTCGCCGAGTTCGGGCAGAGGCGCTAGGAATGAGTGAGGACATGAGCCGGACTGCAACCCAGGCTGATGTTCGTCGTATCGACAATCAAATCGCACTGTCCAATCCAACTGCCATTCCGCCTTTCGTTCCGACAACCCCGCAAGGTGCCAGTGACGCCGATCTGGAGAAGAAGCGCCGTGCGGTGGAAGACATTCGCCGCTCACTCGAAGCCTTGGAAGCGAAGATCAACCGTTCGCAGACCGACAGTCTTGACGCGCAATTGAAGGCTATCGATCTTCAGTACCTGACGCTCGGTCGCAGGATCGATCGCTTCGGAAAGTTGTTCGGTCGGGCTGAGGCGGTTGAGTTCGCAACCCAACTGACCGCACTGACCAACGAGCTTCGCGCTGTGACGATTGAGCGTTTCAACAAGGACCTTGCCGATCAAACTGAGCAAATGCTTGACCGCGTTGAGAGTGTTGAGTCAGCAGCAGGTAAGAAGCAACTGAACAACTTGGAAGTTCGTCAAGCTGCCATTCGTAAGCAGTACGAGAGCTATTTCCGCGAGTTGAATGCTCTGTGGATTACCTTCATCGATAACGGCCTCGATACAACGCCGTTGATCGCCATGCACGCCCGTCTTGAGGCTGCCGTTGGTGAGCTGCAAAAGGCAGAAGCACTCAACGATTCGCGCAACGAGCTGGAGAACCGTGAGAAGCGCTTGAATCAGATTCTTGCAGTCCGTACGGCGCAGATCGAGGTCATCAATGCAAAGCGTGAAACTGGTGCCATCAACGATGTTGAAGCAGCGAAGGAAATCAATCGGATCAACCGCGAGTCGATTCCTGTCATCCAGGACGCCTACGAGGCAACGCGGCAGTGGGCCATCGTGCACAAGGAGGTGTTTGCCAATGAAGAGGACTTCCAACTTTTCATGGCTAACCTTGAGGCCATTCGACTGAAGGCCCAACAGGTCAAGACCGAGTTCACTGAGATGCAATTGATCGTCGGTTCACTCGGTGCTGGGGCCATCAACGAAGGTTTGGGCAGTGTCTATGACAACCTGCAGAAGGTCTACCAGGGCCAGATGAGCATGCGTGAGGGTTGGAATGCGATTGGCGAGGCGTTCCAAGAGTTCGCTGCTCAGTTCCTTCGTGATCTTGCCATCATGATGGCGCGCTTGGCGATCTTCCGAGCGATGCAAAACAGCGGCAACCCTTGGTTGGCTGCTGTTGGCAATGCAGGCGCTGCAGGATCAGGCGGTGGAAACGCGCAAGTCAAGCACTCAGGTGGTATTGTTGGCGGCACATCCAATCGCACTCGTGCATTGAACTTCAACCCGTCCAACTACACCATTCCGCGCTACCACTCGGGTGGCCTTCCTGGTATCAACTCGTCGGAGGTGCTGACGATCCTTGAGAAGGGAGAAGAGGTTCTGGATAAGGAGAGCCCGCGTAACGCTCTCAATGGTGGTTTGCAGAACATGATGCAGGGCGGCAGCGCATCGGGCTCTAAGTCTCAGCGCATCGTCCTTGTTGACGATCGTTCTAAGATTCCCGAGGCGATGGCTGGCGCTGAAGGCGACCAGGTGATCATCCAAAGCGTCCGTCGCAATCTGCCGACGTTCAAGCAACTGTTGGGAGGCTAAGCGTGGCTTCCCAAGTTTATGAATCTGCGATCCCATCTCCATATGGCGAAGAATTCGTCAACGGGGAGATGGCCTTGTCGCCTTCGGAAATCCCCTCAGACACACCTATCGGAACTCACTACCTGTCGACTCGCCGCGTTTTCAAGTCAGGCGTTTACAACATCAAGGCTTGGATTTATCCAGCAGGCACATTGACGATTGACGGTGTGACGTTGAACAGCATCAATGGGTTGTTGAAGACGCAGATCAACGTGCCTGCCGGTGAGCAACGTATTGACGTGACCTTGACCAAGAGCACTGAAGGACAGGCGTGCTTCGTTGCATTCCTGCTGTTCTATGCCGATCTATCGATCTACGCATCACGGGCAGAAGGCTGGGTGACAGACACTTCGGTTGTTCTTGAGAACGAATTGCCGGAAGCCGAAGACCCAAGATTCACCATGAGTGTTTTTCCGTTTACACCCAACTGGGAAAACGGAATTTCGGAACGCTTCACCTACCTGACCAATGTCATGGTCAGTGAGAGTGGTGCAGAGCAACGCCGCGCCATGCGTGTCTACCCGCGCCGCTCGATCGAAGCCGACTTCTTGCGCGCCAGTATGCAGCGGTCAAGGCTGGATGCGTTCTTTACTGGTGTCGGATACAAGGAGTTCCTGCTGCCGCTTTGGCATGAGCAGTTCTATTCGACAGACCCTGTGGTCGAGCTTGAGACACATCACTTCTACACCGTCACGGGTGACACGCTGGATAAGCGTGAGATCGAGGTTGGCACCATCATTCTCATCACCCAGGGCAATCCGCTTGAATACGACCTGTGCCTTGTCGGCGGTATCAACCTTGAGACTGGCATGGTGGCATGGGATACCAACCATCGGCCGACACGATTCTGGCCTGCCGGATCGACCAAGCTGATCCCTGTCGTTCGTGCCTTGCTGGCTGAGAAGACGACGATGAACAACCCGAATGACAGCGTTGGACAGATCAGTCTTCGATTCGATGTGATGGAGCCGATGAAGTTCTTTTCACATGACTGGAATGAACGGATACCGCTTTTTTCCTTCAAGGCGGACTACCAGACTCCCATTGAGATTGGTTACGACAGATACGTGCACGTCCTGGACAATGACGTAGCGATGCCTGAGTACACGGAGCCGGTAAGCCGAGCCATCACGTCTGAGCGTGGTGGCTTCAAGTTCTTCGGTCGTGACCAGATGATTGCGTTTCGCAAGTTCATCAGCGGGGCTCGTGGTCGTGCGTTGAACTTCTACGTGCCAACCTACACTCATGATCTGGTCCCTGTGTATCCATACGATCTCGGTGGCACGGTTTTCCTTGAGATCAAGCACATCGGTTTCTTGGAGATGATGCCGAACCCGCAATGGGTTCGCAAGATCATTGCAATCGTGCCAGACGATGGGTCTGAAGTGATCTACCGTGTGATCCTTGGTGTCGATGAGCAGGAAACAGAGCAAGGCGAGAAGATTGAACGTCTTCAGCTCGACGAGCCGTTGCCGTCCATCCTTGGTAGTCGCATTAAGCGAATCCAGTTCCTGGTCTACGCTCGTTTCGACCAGGATGGCTTTGAACTGAAGCACCACGTTGACAACTCTGCTGTTCTACAAACGTCTCTCAGCTTTGTTTCTGTCCCGAACGTCAACGATTTCGACGGCATTGAGTTTGTCACTGATGATGAGGGGACTTGGTTGAAGATTCTCTATAGCTGGAGAAACTGGGAAGACGTGAGCTGGAGTCAGCTCGAAGATGAATCTTGGGAGCTTTGAAATGCCACTTGACGAATACGAAGACTCACTGGGCCAAGCCCGCCCGCTTTACTTCTATCTGTTCACGTTGAACGGAAAGCAGTGGAGGTACGTGTCAGCTCAAGAAGGCATCACGTTGGAAATCGACGGCCACTACTGGGAACCGATGCCTATCTCGCACAACGGTATCAAGCAAAGTGGAGACACTGTGTCCGATGCTTTGGAGATTGAATGCCCGCGCAGTGTTGCACCTGTTCAACTGTTCAACTTGCGTGCTCCATCGTCCATGATCGGAGTTCGCATTTTTCACAAAGACGCTTCCGACAATGAGATGGCTACCGTCTTTGTCGGTGAGGTGATTCAGATCAATGCTACTGCCCCAGGTGCAGCCAAGATCACATGCGAAACTTTGAGTGCCACCTTCAAACGAACAGGTCTTCGTTTGTCGTGGCAACGTGCGTGCCCGTATGCCCTTTACGATCTGAACACCTGCAAGATCGACAAGTCTGTCTACATGATTCAACGGACAATAACGTCTGTGAATGGCTTCCTGATCCAACTATCGGGTGCCAATCTCACTTCCAATTTTATTGGCGGTTTCATCGAATGGGTTCATCCGGTTAAAGGCACTGAATTTTTGACCATTGAGGATATCAATTCGTCCCAAATTCTGATGTTCGGAGACACGGTTGATCTGTACGCCGGTTTGCAGATCAAAGCCTATCCAGGTTGTGCCAGGACGCCGGCAGCATGCCAAGGTTTCAACAACTACGACAACTACGGTGGCATACCCAACATGCCTGGCAAGTCGCCATTCGACGGTGTTGACAGCCCTGTGTTTTAAGGAGATTCATCATGGGTTACGAGTATTTCATATGGATGGTCGTTGCGTGGATCGTCAGCTACGCAATCACCCCTCGTCCGAAAGGACCTGACGACGCAGCCCGACAATCCTTTGATGAGATTGACTTCCCTCGGGCTGAAGAGGGCACACCCCAGGCCGTTACGTTCGGTGAATGCTGGACGCCAGACTGGTGTGTTCTCGCTGTTGGCGACTACAGAACCACGTCGATCGTGAAGCGCGGTGGAGGCAAAAAGTGAACGTGACCATTCAACATATCCGACAGGCGCGGGAAAAGCACGGTGGCTATTGTCCAGGTGGGATTCGTTATTGGTGCGAACGTCACGGTCTGGACTTCAGAAAAGCGCTTACGCAAGGCTATCCGATCGAAGAGATCGAAGCCATTGACGATGTGTTTGCGAAGCGAGTTGTGGCAATTGCCAAAGGAGAACAGTAATGAGCGGCGGTGGCGGCGGCAAGTCATATGTCAGTGGATATCGCTATTTGTTCGGCATCCACATGGGCCTCGGACGTGGTCCTGTCGATGAGCTGAGCGAGATTCAGGTAGGCGATCGGACTGCCTGGGTGGGCTCAGTTACCGACAACGCTGTGATTGATATCAATGCTCCGAATTTGTTTGGAGGTGAAGACAAGGAAGGTGGCATTAAAGGTCCGCTTCATGTTTTGATGGGTGGACCTACTCAAGTTGCGCCTACGGCGTTGCGAGCGCTGTTTGACGGCGGTATGCCTTACAACGTAACGATTTCCGGAGTTAGCTTGCCTGGTTCAATGCCGGGTGTTTACGCTCGCAGCTACACCAACGGAATTTATTCATACAACAAAGCAGGCTCAGGTATCAACATCGACGGTGCTGGTCGCTGGATGGTTTCAGTCGGAGGCCGTTTCTTCAGAACATTGGACTCGTTCAAGTCGCCCGATCTTTGCCCACCCAACCGATGGAGAGAGGTGACTTTCACATTTAGCGGATGGGACTATGAAACTGGTCAAGAAATAATCATCGAAAATTATTTCTCAGTGAACATGGCCTGCTCTGGCGAATACGAGAAGATGCCGGGCTATCGTCAGATGTTCACTGCGTATTTCAATGGCGTGGTATCGATGAATAATCCGTACCCTAAGCCGTGGAAATTCAGATTCACTCGTCGTCAAAAAGATTGGGACGGCGAGGTCTGGCATCCTGAGCTTTGCAGCATCGACATTCCGCATGAAGATGCTGCATATGGCAACATCAAAGCGATGAATGGCGTTCACATCATCTATGAATGCATCACCAATCGTAAATGGGGTCGCGGTCTGTCGCGTGATCTGATCGACGATGCTGCGTTTTTGAATGCTGCCCAGACTCTCTACACAGAGAAGTTTGGCCTATGCATGCGCTGGGTTAACAGTGAAGTCATCGAGAACTTCATTCAGTTCGTTGCAGACCACATCGGAGCAACTATCTTCCTTGACCGCTTCACGGGACTTCTCAGCATCAAACTGATTCGGTCTGACTACTCTCCGGAAAACTCGCCTGTCTTCACCAACGAAACCGGCTTGATTTCGATCAAGGACGCGATCGTCGGAACTGTCGGCCAAGGCGTGAACGAGGTGGAGGTGACTTACCGCGATCCTAAGTTGAACGAGGATAGAACTGTCAAGGCTTTCAATCTCGCAGCGTTCCAAGCCTCAGGTGCCATCGTCAACACGTTGAAGAAGAGCTACATTGGACTGCCGACTCCTGACCTTGCGCTGAAGGTCGCGCAGCGTGATCTGCGCGCGGCTAGCGTCAACTTGCGTCGGTACACAGTCACGCTCGATCGTCGCGGTCGCTCTATCGTTCCTGGTAGTGTGTTCTACATCCAGGACCCAGTCCGGTCCATAGGACTGACTGCTTTACGCGCGGGCATGGTGTCCGAGGGTGAGGCCAAGAACGCCACGATCACCATTACTGCGGTGCAGGACGTTTTTTCGTTGCCTCAAGTGCCGTGGAATACACCTGTGCAGAACACATGGGTTCCGGCCGACACAGGCACTGGCTGTCTTGACGTTCACCGTGTATTCGAGATGCCGTACTTCATCTTGGCTGGCGCGCTCAGGCGTGCAGATTTGGCCTTTGTCAGAGAGAATGACGGCATCATCGGCACGCTGTGCGCTCGCGGCAAGCCCATGAATGGGGCTTACAAGATTGCGGCGCGCAGTGGTGCTCCGACCCCTGACGATGAACCAAACACTGAAGACTACTTCTGCGGGTATGTGCCATGAGCGCTGCTGACTACGAACTTACCGCCTCCGACATGCCCTTCTGCCCGCTTGGCACGCTGGGTGCAGACATGGGCTACTCCCATAGCTCATTCCAACTTCGCGGCTTGCTGAACACGCGTCCTGAGGACGTTGAGGTGGGCATGGCCGTCATGATCGACGATGAGATCATGCAAGTCACGGCCATCGAATATCCGGTCATCACTGTTGGCACAATGCGTGGATGCGCTGACACAGTGCCTGCCATTCATCGCACCGATGCCTACGTTTGGTTCTTCAACGAATCCATCGGATCGGATTGGAAAGCCTACTCGGCTGGCGACACCATAGGTGTCAAGTTGTTGCCGTACACGCCGACCGGCAATCCGATCCCAACCGAGGCTGCGCCGCCTCATCAGATCGATTTCAATTGGCGGCAACATCGACCGTACCCACCAGGGAACGTGCTGTGTCAAGGCACACCGTGGTTCGACTCGCTCAAGGAGATGCCACTTGAGTCCAACACTCTGACTTGGAACTGGGCTCATCGTGACCGACTCGTGCAGGCAGACCAGCTTGTTGGACACACAGAGGGGAACATCGGTCCTGAGATTGGTACGACATATCGAATCGAAGTTCGGGACGTGGATGAGAACGTTCTTCGAATTGTCGAAGGACTGACTGGTACTACTTGGACGTACACCCGCGAGATGATCGAAGACGACGGCTTCACATCGCAGGAGGCTTACGTCGATCTCTTCAGTGCGCGTGACGGCTATCTGTCTTTGCAGAAATACCGAACTGAGATTTTCATCTTCGGTGGCGACGGCGTGATCGTGTCGTTCGGTGATCTTGGCTGGCCCGGCGTCAAGACCAACTGCGGCGTCAGTGGGACTATCTTGGACAACCAAGGTGTTCAGACTTGGGAAGGCTACGGAGACGATTCGTGGACAGACCTTGGTTCTGAAACTTGGGCCAACACACCTTCTACGCCAATCACCTACGAGCACCCTGTCGTTGACCTGGGCGAACAAAGACTCTGGTATGTGGCCGTGTCCTTACTTGCTCAAGGCCCAGTGTCGGCTGAAGTCGCCCTGAGCGACGATGGTGTTACGTTCGGCGATTGGGAGTTCGCGGGCTTCGAAGCCACGACTCGATACATCAAGACGCGCGTGACCGTCACAGGTTCCAACCCCAACCTGCAAATTGCAAGGTTGTCCGTTTATCCGAGGGATTAAGACATGGCACAAATCGACCAATCGAACATGGACCAGCCTGTCAAGAAGGCAGGTAAGGCTCGTTCGGCCATCAACTACATGGCAACGCTTCTGAATGGGTTGATGGGCTACCTGTCATCGCCGTTGGACGCGGATGAACAAACTGCGTTTCGCAACGGTATCAACGCGCCAAGCAAAAGCGGTGGTGGCGCAACAGGTACGTGGTCGATTGGTATCTCAGGCAACGCCTCCACGGTCACGTCGATAACATCAGGGCACGTTACGGACGCTCTTGGGTTCACACCGCTTGACGCTGCTGAGAAGGGGGCCACCAACGGCGTGGCACCGTTGGTCGGCGGATTTGTTCCAGCAGGAAACTTGCCGTCCTATGTTGACGACGTTGTTGAAGTTGAGGACTTCGCCTCGTTGCCAGTGACAGGCGAGACTGGAAAAATCTACGTCCTGGAAGAAGAACACACGACGGTCGAGGGTACGACGCATCAGTTCCGTTGGAGTGGCAGCACGTACATCCCGATCATCTCAGCACCCGGTTCAACAGATGCTGTAGCAGAGGGCTCAAACCTCTACTTCACGACCGCCAGGGTGCTCGGCACTGTCCTTGCCGGCATATCGTTCGTCACTAGCACTGCTGTCACTGCAGCCGACACCGTGCTTGTGGGCATCGGCAAGTTGCAGGCTCAGGTGACGGCCCTGAACAGCAGCAAGGAGTCCTCGATCGCGGCAGGGAGCACGGCTCAATACTGGCGCGGTGACAAGACCTGGGTGGCCTTCGCGGCTGACGTGCTTGGTACGGCCTTGACCGGCCTGTCTGTTCTCAGCGCTACCGTTGTCGAGGCTACCGACACCGTGCTTGTGGGCATCGGCAAGTTGCAGGCTCAGGTGTCAGGGTTGCGCGCGGACGTTGACGCATTGGCAATCGGGTCAAGTGAGTTTCTGAGCCCTGTGGTTGTGACGATCAGCACAGCAGCAGCGACAGCGGCAAAGACAGGCACGGCAAGTGATGATGCGGTGTCAGGTCGCGTCTATGTGCTTGAGTTCACCAACTCGAACACCGCCGCGTCACCTACGTTGGCGATCAATGGCGGTTCGGCCTATCCATTGAAGCTGAGTGGTGCAAACGGCAACAACGTCACTGTCACGGGAAGTTCGATCCTCGTTTGGTTTGACGGGGCTGAGTTTCAACTTTTCGGTTCTCAGAGCAGCCGATTGAATCAAGGCGCGAGTGCAGATATCGCATCGGCGTCCACGCTTGACCTGACAACTCGGGACGGCAATGTCGTTCGAGTGACTGGCACCAATGCAATCACGGCCGTCACTTTGCCGAACGGTGAGCAGGTTTTCGTGATTGCGGACGGCGCTCTGCCGCTCACCTATCACGCAACGAACATGCCGTTGCCTGGTGGCGCTAGCTATACATGCTCTGCTGGCGATGCTGTTCTTTTTACAAGAGATCGCACAGGCGCATTGAACATTCAGATTTTCAAGAAGAACGCTTTGAATGGAACTGCTTTTGTCAGCACGCAAGCTACAACAAGTGGTTCTGAGAAAACCTGGTCAGTACCAACAGGTGTTCGTCGAATTGCCATTCATCTACTTTCCGTAACTCCTAGCGTTGATTCAGTCTTATACGTTCGAATCGGGACAGGTGGTGTAGTTGCAACAACTGGGTATGCCACGACGAGCGGTGTCTTTAACGGTTCAAATGCAACGGCAACAACAACTGCAACGACTGGCTTCATTGCAGTTGGAATTACAGCGGCCACAACATTGTCTGGGACCTTCATTCTTGAACTGGTCGATCCGTCGACTGACATATGGACGTGCAGCGCAAATCTAGCGGGTAGCAATGCTGCATCATACTTAGTTGCAGGCTACGTCGACCTTTCAGGGGCAGCCAATATAGTGGCTCTTGGATGCGGTGTTGGAGCATTTGATGGCGGAAATGCCAGCGTCACGTACTCGTACTAATCATGAAAAAAGCAATCTTTCTTTTATTTTTTTGCGTTCATTCGGCAATGGCGCAAAACTATTGGGAGCCTCATTTTGAGGCTCGTTCCGCAATGGCGGCGTACCACGCTCAGACATTAGGCACAGGTAAAACTCTGCTTATTGGCGACTCCAACACGGAGGCTTTTTGGTGGAACAATCTGAGCGGTTGTCCTGCGATCAATGCAGGCATGGGTGGCGCTCGAATTCGGGATATTTCAACTCGGGCCGCAGCGATTGCTGCAGTCACGCAGCCCAAGCATGTGCACCTAATGATCGGCACCAACAACGTCACGCTGCCGTCAGGCCACGCGGAATTGGCGACGATGCAGGCTGATATTGAAACCATCATTGCATCGTTCCAGGCTTATGGAGCGCAGGTTGTCGTTTGGCCTGCCGCGCCGTTCACATCGAATTGGAGCACTGACAACACCCGACGCGACCAAATAAATGCAGCAGCCCAAGCCGCAGCAAGCGCTCGTGGAGCCTACTGGGATTGGTATTGGCCCAACACGATCACGATTTACGGCTCAACAAACAACGGGCAAGTGACTAGCGGTTATGCAGTAACTGGTGCAGTTGTTGGTGATGGCGTTCACTTCTCAGCAAACACTCATGTGTCGAGGTATTACCGCATTGAAGTTTGGCGTCAGCACATCAAGATGAACACTGGAATTGACTGTCAATAAATATCAAGAGAAAACAAATGAGCGCCATCCACGCATCTGTCGTCGGCTCGTGTGCCGCGAGTCAGTTCTTCGAGTTCAATGAAACGGTGACGACTACCGTTCTGAACTACAACCTGGCAGCTCGTGCGGTGGCTGCTGGGTGGGATTCAGTGACTCGCTTAAAGTCTAGGGTCATCGTTTCAGGATCAGGTCGCATAGGTTCCAACAATGCGTCAATCGCTGGCTTTGATACCGGAATATGCCCATTTGGAAGCGACATTTTGCTGACGATCAACTCTGGTTTGTATTTGGTTGGAAAGGGCGGCGACGGCGGTGGAGCAAGCGGGTCTTCTGCTTACAAAGGAAGCCCCGGGGGTCCTGCCTTGCAGGCTAGGTGTCCGATGGGGATAAATAACTCGGGTGTGATTGGCGGCGGTGGCGGCGGTGGAAATCTAGGTTATGGCAACGGCGGAAGTCCGTACTTCATCACCGGAAGCGGAGGGGCAGGCGAACAAGTCGGAATTGCTAATTCAGCAGGTAAGAGCCCGGGAAATCCAGGTTCGATAGCCTCTGGTGGAGCAAGGGTCTATTATCCGAACGGAACTCAATACAACGGAAAGGGTGGCGACCTCGGCCAAGCTGGCCAAGACTCAAGTTACTACTACTACCCTTTGTATGAAACTGCAGGCGCGCCGGGTGCAGCAGTCATCGGCAACTCGTTCATCACCTGGATCAACCTCGGCACACGACTCGGCGCTATCACGTAAGGACAACAGACCATGGCACAGATCGACCAAACCAACCTGGACAGTGGCGACGACTTCCCGCGCCTCGCACGAGCGGCATTGAACGCCATTGCCACATGGGCCAACATGCTGATGGGATACGTGACCTCAACCATAAGCACAGAAGAACTCGCCGCAATACGCGCATCACTTGATGTGCCCAAGCGTGATGGCACAGATGCCACCGGAACATGGGATATTGCTGTTGAGAACGGTGTTGTCACAAACACAGCACAGACGATCACCGGCCGCAAGACCTTCTCGTCATCACGCGCGTCGTACAGCGAAGACTCGTCACAAGCAGCGGTTGTCTCGGCATCTGGTGCCGCTGCGGACTTCGCCACACTCTCTTACGCAATTCTCGACGGTGGTTACTCTGTCCAATCGGGCTATCGTCTCAACGGTGGCTCCGTGCATCAGATCGGATGGTTCAAGACCAACGGCGATCCTGTCTTCGTTTTCGACCCGACCACTGCGCCGACTGGCCTGTTGGCGATGCAAGGCGACGGCGTTGTTTCCGGATCAGGGGTCACGACCGATCAGTTGGTTGCCAATATCCAAGGACTGGTGACAGGCTCGTCGACGGGTGACTTAATAGCCAGCGATGCAGGACGTGTCTGCTCAGGCACCGCCAACCGTACAGTACCTGCCAACGTGTTTTCCGTGGGCCAAGTCGTCACCATCGACAACACCGGAGGCAGTACCTTTACCATCTCACCCGGCGCTGGCCTGACGTTGCGTAAGGGGGGCACTGCACTCACTGGTGCCGTCACGGTCATGGCCCACGGACAAGTCACTCTTCTATTCCGTTCCGCAACTTTGGCAGTCGCCGCAGGACACCTCCAATGACCCAAAAAATCGAATTCATCGCAGTAAGCGCGTCAGGGATCAGCGTTCTCAACATCGCAACCGGCCTACACCCGGCTCTGCTGATCGCAGGTTTCATCGGAGGCTTGTGGGCACAGACCTACGCACCGTCCAAGAGCTTCTTCGGACGGATCGGCATGTCTTTGATCGCCTCACTGGTCAGTGGGTGGTTCACGCCTGCCGTCGTGGCGGTCATGACCGCGCACTTCAATTTCTTGCAAGGTGTTTCACCTCGTCTGTTGGAACTGCCGACCGCTGTGATTTTCGGTCTGCTGGTCCACACGGTGATCGGCCCGTTTGCCATCAAGTTCGTCAAGCGCAAGCTGAATGAGAGGATCAAATGATCGACACAATCATTCAAATCGTAGCCCTGATCGCGGCCGTCATCATGCTCCTGCGTGCCGACAGTGCGATCAAGAACATGGGCCGTCAGACTCGCACGATAGTGCGAATGATCTTTGTCAGCATGGCCGGCACTGCTGCATTCCAGATCAGTGAAATCCTCTTCCACGATCATGTGCCAACCGTGTTCGAGTTGGTTTTCATGATCGGACTGGTCCTGCTCTTCTTCTTCGACAGCCGGCTCACTGCCTTCATCAAAAATGAATATCGAACTACTCCGCGCCGTCTACGGAATTGATGCGCAGCGCGCGGCTGCGTGGCTACCCTACATGCGGGAAGCCCTGGCCTTCGCCTCCATCACCACCATGCAGCGCAAAGCCTGCTGGCTGGCCCAGATCGGCCACGAGAGCGGCTGTTTGCGCTACACCAAGGAGTTGTGGGGTCCCACCAGCCAGCAGCGGCGCTACGACCCGGTCACGACCCTTTCCGGGCGTCTTGGCAACATCCACCCGGGCGACGGCGAGCGCTACATGGGCCGGGGGCTCATCCAGACCACCGGCCGGGCCAACTACGCCTTGACCACGGTGATGCTGCGCCAGCTCCTGGGCACCAACGATGTGCCCGACTTCGAGGCCCGGCCGGAACTGCTGCAGCTCACACGCTGGGCCGCGCTGTCGGCCGCGCTGTTCTGGCGCGTCAAGGACTTGAACCGCTGGGCGGATAGCCTGGACTTCCAAGAGCTTACCCGCCGCATCAATGGAGGCTACAACGGCCTCGCACACCGGCAGGCTCTTTATACCCGCGCGATAATTGCGCTTTGACAGGAGAAAATCATGGACATTATTGGAAGCCTGATCGGCGGCGTCCTGAGCGGCGGCGCGACTGGCCTGATTGGCATCATCGTGCAGCGCTGGTTCGACAACAAGAAACAAAAGAACGATCTTGAGTTGGTCAAGCTGAACCACGAGAACGCCATCGCGCTCGCCAAGATCGAAAGTGAGTCGGCCAAACAAGTCGCCACGGTGCGCGCCGAAGCTGACATGGCAGTTGCCAGATCGGACGAGAACGCACGGGCCGACGAGGCGGCAGCGAAGAGCCTGGTCGCCAGTTACGAGCACGACAAGGCCACTTACGGCGGTGCCAAGGCCGTAGGCCGCAAGGGCTGGGTCGGAGGGCTGGCCGCGCTGATGATGACAACGGTGGACTTCCTGCGCGGCTCCATCCGGCCTGGCATGACGGTCTACCTCTGCTATGTGGTCACGGTCCTGTTCTACTGGGCCAAGGACCTCGCTCAACAGAACGGCGTCACGCTGTCGCAGCCTCAGGTCGAGAATCTGCTGCTTCAGATCGTGGCGACCATCCTGTACGTGTTCACGACCGTGACGCTTTGGTGGTTCGGTACACGTCCTGCAAACCAAGGCAAGGAGAAGTAAGCATGCGTGCGAAATTCAAGGTGACGAATGTGGTAGTGGTCAACAACGCTGACCAGAGTCAAGAGACTGTGACCTTCGCGGCGGTTGGCCCCAACACCACCTACCCCGCAGACGGCTCGGACGAGAACAACACGTTTGCCAAGTTCACGCCGACCGCCGACCTGGTCATGGTGATTCGGAACCCGACGCTGCTGGGCAAGTACCAGGTCGGCCAGACTCACTACGCGGACTTCACGCCTGCCGACTGAGCACACCACGCGTTAGAAAAGAGAAGGGGAGCACGATGCTCCCCTTTTTTTATTGGCCGCTGAAACAGGTCACGACCCAACGTCACCTTCCTTCACGAAGACCCCGGACGGCAGCATGGTGCCCTTGCGATCCTTGATCTGGTCCCAAGCCAGCTCCAGGCACTCCACTGGGTCAATGTCCAGCAGGGCACAGGTGTTGATCAGGCAGACCAGCACATCACCGACGCCGTCCTTGGTTTCGGCCCTGCGACCCTTCTGGATGGCGTCGGCCAGCTCGCCCATCTCACTGACCATCTTCATGAACTGTGCAGTCGGCGTGCTGTTGGGGATGATCTTGCGAGCCTCAGCCCAGTGGATCACCTCGCTCTGCAGCGCCTCGAACGAGAAGAAGCTACGTTGCGCCATGTTGTCTCCCTTGGTTTCGTCAAAGAACTTGAGGTAGTCGACAGGAGTCGTCTTCGACACGCCGACCATCCAGGTAAACGCGGCCTTGGCGGCGTCCGTCACACCTTGCGGTGAGTTCAAAGCGGTCATCCGCTCGTTGATCTGTTCGAGGGTCAGGTTGAACGCTGCCGCGTTCAGCACCGATCCCATGACGTAGGCCGCATGCACCCTCAACGAGTGCGTGTGCAGTTCTTCGTCCTTGATTGGCTCTGCGGGAAGCAGTGCCTCCAGAGCTTTGATCTGCTCCACGATGAGCAAGGTGCTCACTGGTTTTGCTTCAGAGTTCATCGTCGGCCTCCTGTTCCAGCTCGGGTGCGCGGTCCATCATGTACTGGCCCACGGCACGACTGATCTCGGCCACTTGCGAGGTGTCCCAGTAGACGCCACGGAAGCCCCTGCCATCGGGGCGCGCCACGGGGGTGAAGCCAAGCTGCTTGATCAGGTCGGACGTGACCGCGACGTTCAGCTTGGCGTTGAGTTCGGATGTGGAAATGGTGCTCATGTGCTCTCCTTAAGAATGAGGGTTGGGTTCCGGGGTGAGAGGTGGTTGTGCATTGGGGACGATGCCGCCAGTCACGTTTCTCGGCGGCGGCGGAGAAGGTGCTTTTGGGTAGCCGTTACCACCGCCGCCGCTGCCCGCGAACTGACCGTCGTTCGCCACAATACACAGCCGGCCTTGGTCAGATGGCGGCTCCTGTGCCTCCAGGTAGATCACGATCCCGGCCAGGTAGTTGATCGCGCCAAGCAGTTCGTTGATCTTGCGATCGGTCGTGGGCAGGTTCAGCCCTTCCTGGATTTTCTTGATAGCCTGGAAGGCCATGCCGCGTTCGCTGCGCAACAGACGGCTGATGGTCTGCATGGGCTGCTCTTCGAACGGCAAGCCGCCTGCGTGACGCTCTGCACCCTTGCCCTCGGCGGCTTGAGCGTAGGCCATGTCGAGGACACGGCGTAGTGATTGGTACATGATTAAAGGTCCTCGTTGAGTTGAACGTCGCTTTGCGACAAGACAACGACCTGACTGACGTTCTCACTGATCTTGTCAGTTGTCAGGCCGAAGAATGCTTTGACACGCTCAACGTCCTTGCCGTTGTTGCACATCACCGCAAACTGAAGCACGCCATGTTCGTCTTGCACCGTGACGGCCTTGGCGTCCAGGGCATAGCCGTTGGTGCGCTTGTGAAACAGACCGATCACCTCGACCTGGATCATGTGCGATGCCAATGTCTCAGAACTCATAGTTCATCATCCTCTCGGCCGAAGTGGCACCCATCTTTGGTGCTGACAATTGGTGCCTTGAAAATCAGGTGGTGGTTGCCGGTGGGCGAGTTGCGCGGCTCAGTCCAAGGTGGGAAGACCAGATGACAAAGGCCAATCCCCGCCTTTGCGTCCGTCAACTCGAACATGGCGCAACTGCCGCACCTGACGACCGCCGTGGGTGTTCTCACGGGAGCCAGCGCGACAAGAGCGAGAGAGCCATGCCGATGGCGTAGAGCGTGAAGACGGCGGCGTATGCCGCGCTCTTGGCTCGACCTGTTGCCATGTTGGCGATCAGAATGACAAGCCAGAAGGCTGTCCAGAAGATTGGGACCAGTGTCCAAAGTTGAATAGTCATAGCTCATCGTCCTCGTTGGTGGTTGAAAGTCGTTTGAAACACCCGGCGATCTGTCGAGCCTGGTGCTTGGCATCGTCCATGGCATTGTGAGGTGTGCCTGAGAACTCGATGCCTGGATCGCCCGCCGTGTCCATCAGCGTGCGAAGATCACGGATATTCCAGAACTTCCACGGTGGTATCAAGCCGTTGCCGGCCACGTCGTAAGCGTGCTCCAGGATCGTCGCTCCGTTACCCCAGACACGCACACTGGCCGTGCCATGTGCGCGCATGAAATCAGCCAGGCCCATCAGAACGTCACGCAGGGGCAGCTTGTTCGATGACTGCGAAAACAGTTCCTTAGCCTTCGGACCTTGCGTGATCCACCAGGCGACGGTGCTGCCGTTGACATTGCCGTACTTGACGGCTTCGGCAAAATCGACCTCAGCGTAGAACTCCTGGGCCAGCTTGCCAGTTGTGCGGTTGAACATCACCGCGCCGACCGAGAGCACTGCGGCGTTGTAGCCGGTGCCTAGGGTTTCAATGTCGATTGAGCAATCTTCTTGCATTTCGTCTCCAGGTTTTTGATCTGTCGTTCGATCTGTAGCGCGGTGGCGGTCAACCCGAAACGAACCATCGTCGCATGCTTCGTTCGAAGCTCCTGCAGCCGTCGTTCGAGTTGGGCCAGCGTGCTCACGACATGGAACTCCAGCGGGCAACCGATGTGTCGCCTCGGTTATATGTTCCACGGAACATCCGGCCGCTGTGGTCCATCAAGTAGATGGCGATCCCGACAGGTGTGAAGTCGTCGATGGGGAGCCAGGTCAGCTCCGTGGTCGGTATGTGGTTGTCCACGATGGCGCGGGCCAGCGCGTAAGTCATCTTGTCACGCAACGGCACGCGGGCGTCCTGCTGATCGTGTAAGGTGATGCTGCCGAGGGTTGAGCTGCGAACGATCAGCTCGTCGTCGGTCCCTCCTGGTGAGATGACAGTCATATCTCCGATGATGACGATGCGACTCATAGTTCGTCGTCCCCTTCCATGATCGTCTCAAGCATCACAAAGCCGTTGGACAGTTCCTTGCGCTTCTTGTCGATCCACTTGCCTTTGTAAGTCCCGAGAGCTGCGAACTCATGGGCGTCAACCCATTGCATGATGCATACGTTGGCCTCAGTGGAGAGAGTGAGCCGCCCTCGCTTGACGCCAAGCAGCGCGGTCTTGTGGATCAACGGTACACCAGCCTCGTTCAATGCCTGGCACACAGCCAGGGAGGCTACTGACGTGCTCTGCATTGTCTTCAGATCGTTGTAAGACTTGCTGATGGTGATCACTTCTTCGTCTCCTTGATCAGGGCCTCGACACCCTGAGGTGTGATTCGGAATTGACCGTTTTCAACGGCAATGACGAGCCCTCGTTTGCGCAGTGAGGAAATGCCGTCCAGGTAGGCCGTCTGCCCTTTGCTCTGAATGTCCTTCAAAGCCGATTTCGCCTGTGAGTTCAAACGTCGCACTGGTTGTCCTTTCCGTTTGGTGCAGTATATCACGCGGTCAAGTCAGGGTTCAACATATCGACGAACTCGCCGTTGTAAGTACCCGTCAGCTTGACCCAAGGCCCAGGCGGGTGGTTCTTGCCGTCCCACTGCACCAGAGCCTTGGCGGCATCGCTCATATGAGGGTAACAATAGCGACGTTCGTAGGTGCTGCCACCGTTGCCGTCAAGCGTGATGCCGACGACTATCGCGGTGGTGTAGATGAAGGTGCCGAATGCCAGTTGGCGAGAGCCAGCATGTTGATCATCTCTTGATCCGTAAAGGTGGTCACAACATCTCTCCGTTGTTGGTGATGAACTCGATTGCCTCATGGCATGTTGTCGGAAGACCGCGCCGGTACATGCGCTGATAGAGCGTCGTGAGGCCGATCTTTTGCTGTTTGGCGATCTCCTTGAGTGAGGCACCGAACGCCAGCGATCGAATCACGTCGTTGACGAACTTGTCCTTGGCATTGGCGTCCGATTGCAAATCGGTCAGCCCCAATACCGACGCAGTGATACGGATGGAGACGGACGGCCATCCAGTCTGCCGCGCAACCTCGGCCCAGGTGACGCCGTTGGCCTTGTAGTTGCGCAGCTCAGCTTCGGTCAACGTTCGCATGTGCGGTAGTCCAAGGTGAAGACCGGGATGGTGTTCGACGGTGCGCTGGCGGGGATCAGACACAGGTCGATCAGGGCCAGGACGTTCTCGATGCACGGGTTTAGCTGAGACCTCGTAATGAAAACGTTGTCGAGACGGACCTGTTCAAACTCATTCGTTCTGACCAGGGCGACGTGTGGATGCACCACGGTGAAAACCTCGGAGGCCCAGTCATTTCCGATGAGACGGCCGGCGTGACGCCAATGCTCGACACCCAAGAACACACTTGTCTCTTCGTAAAACTCGCGTGACATGGCTTGCACAGCAGTTTCACCAGGCTCGATCTTGCCGCCGATGCCGTTGATACGGCCTTCTTGCCACTTCGGCTTTTTCTTCTCGATCAAGGCCACACGGCGATACAGACCGACTTCAGGAGTGAAGGCAAAGCCTAAGACGTATTTGATCATATTGAACCGTACCTTTCATTGCAGATTGAACAGTAGCCGGTGCCGTCAGCGAACAGAACCATGTTGTCAGCCCCGTGCTTTTGACATTCAGGCAGATGTGAGCGCAAATCACGATCGGACCATGCGTGACGACGATGCGGGCAATCAACGTGGCTGCACTCCGAGCGCGCTCCGTTCATGCGTTCATGATTACGGTGGCAGATTTCACAGGGATGCTTCATTGCCAAGCCCAGTGCGTTTGATGGCCGCTCGCCAACACAGGACGGGCCAGGCGGGTGTTCGGTGGGTTGGATACCACGGCAACCTCATTGCAGCGAGTCCACTGCTGGCCCTTGCCAACGAAGAAGCCGGTTCGAACCTTGTCGACCAGCACCTCTCGTCCGTCCGCCATTCGAACTGTAGAGCCCTTGCGAACGATGGAGGCGCGGGTAATGTCGAGGTTGGAGTACACGTCAGAAGTCCTCCAGCGCCTGCGAGTACGGAACGAAGAGCGGATGACGAGGCGCGCCCCTCTTCGTTCGTCCCAGACACTTGACTTCTACGCCAGTTCCTCGAATGATGCCCATCACTCGATCAACGCGCTCTTCTGGAACAGGGTTTGCACCCCATCCGCACACGACAGTGCGAACCTGGCACATTATCCGCTCTAGCATCTCATCATCGTCCCGATGAACTGGATACCCAGCCTGCCGAAGATCGGCCGGCTTCGTTGCGCGGTAGCTGAAGAGGTTGCCAACAACGATGCCGCCGAAACCAAGACGATCCGCAAAGCCAATGTCGCGAATGATCGTAGGATCGTTCTTGTCAGCGTCCGCAGTGCTCGGGTTGAGCATGACGAAACCAAGTGTCGGCAGCATCGGGTCCCATCTACGACCGAGGGTGAAGCGATGCCGCTGGTCAGCAGAAAATTGTGCCCATTTTTGCATGTCAGATTCTCCTAGCTGCAGGAACGAATGGCGTCGGGGCTGATCATGCGAGGGTTGTATCGCACGCCAGGGATTGTCGGGTGAGGGATCAGTTCAGCTCCGATGTGGGGATCGATCGACTTGAAACCGCCGCGATGAACGCCGTCCAATGATGGATGGAATTGTCCACCCGACCCGCCGCCACCGAATGCAAACCACGAAGAGCACGACATATCTTCGTAGGAAAGGCGCAAGGCGTCGGCCATGCCCTTGACCATGCCCCGAACGCAATAGCGTATCGCCCACTCCCGCTCCATTTCAGCCAACGCCTTCTGGGCCGACTGTTCGATGCCACGGTTGATGCGGCGCTTGGCAACCTCTGCCATGACGTGGTAGCTCATAGATCACTCCTTGAAGCCAGCAGCCTTGAACATTTTCACCACATCGACCTCGCCGACGTTCTTTTCGCTTGCCTTCTTCTCAGTGGCAGCTACTGCCATCGGCTCGGGCAGATACCGCTCGAACGCAGGCCAGCGCTTGCGAACGCCCGCCCAGGTGCTGACGGTACGAAGAGATTGTTCGAGGGTTCTCTGCAGCAGTCCGTGATGCTGATCTTGCTTGCGCTTGAGATCGCCCATTCTTTGTATCTTCGCCATGATCTGTTTGGGAACAAGAACATTGTTGTTGTACGGAACCATCAGGTAGAGGCCGTGGTAGACGTGTTGTTCATACGCGATCAAATCTTCATGCTTGATCAGCATTTCAGCCAATTCCTTGGGCAAAATCGCGTGAAGGTCTTCCGTGATGAGCTTGCAGGCCAGCTCTTCATAGTCAACCTTGGGCAGTGCGTGCATCACTTGCTTGACGAATAGCGCCTTGTCGCCTTGTGTTAGTTTCATGCTTATCTCCAGTGATTAATCAATCAATGTGACGTGTGCTGACCACCACTTGTTGGTCTTGCCGCTTTTGAAGTTGCGAACCAACAACCGCGCACCGAAGAAATCGTGGCCGACAACTTCGCCACGGAAGCAAACGTTGTTGTGGCTGTTAACCTCGACAGTGCTGTTCAACGGGTACGCGTTTCGCAGAGCAAGTGTCAACTCTTTTTCGGCCTTGCGAACAGCTACGTAGGCTTGTCCTACCGGGGATGCGTTCCAAATTTCATGGTAGTCAGGGCTCATCACAGCTCGCCCCCCTCGTCCGTCATGCGCGGCGGCGCGCCCTCGGGCCAGTACAGCGTCCAAACGATCTGCGCGGCCTCCAGCTCGGCCGGCAGCAGGGCGATCTCTGCTGCCTGCGCTGCGTCCGTATCTGCCGCCACCGGCTCAGACCAATGCAGGCCGTTCCACCAGCGCCAGATGTTTTGCCGATAGCGCCCGATGATGCTGGATTGATACCAGCCCGGGCGAGGGGGATGGCCGCTGAACCAGCGCATCCCGTTGAAAAATCCGTGATAGTTGGGCAGCATGGTGTCTCCTTAGCCTCTGCAGGCTTTGCGGTGCTTGGCCTGATTGCGCTTCTTCAGGGCCATGCGCTGCACATGCCTGTTGCTCCAGCCCGGGCCGGCGCGGCGGAAGTCCTTTCCAGTCAGGCCCGATGCGCCCCTGATAAGCCGTCGTGAGTTGATGAGGGCCAGACGTTCGAGCAGGGTCGCGGCAGGCGCTGACTTGCCGTTGTTGACCGGACTGCGGGCCTGGGTTTCACTCGCAGCCCTCGTTACCGTAGGCGGCAATGCCATCGCACTCAGACCGGCCAATGCCGCGAGCAGGGCTGTACTTCTTCCATAACGCATCTTCATTTCTCCTTCGGTTGATGAACTTGGTACGGGCACTTAGATTGAATCTAAGTCTCCTTCGGGGTGCGCTCCAACAGCTTGTCGAATCGCTCTTTCCACTCGACCACGGCCTGCTCAGCAAGCGTGGCACGGGTTCGGTATGCATCGCACTGAATTTGTATCTGGCTCCGTGTCGTTTGTTCTTCGCGCAGCCAGCGCCGCAGATTTGCGATGGTGGTTTTATCGCTGGGTGGTTTGCTCATGATGCATTGCCCTTTCCTGTGACTTTGGCGATGGCGGTTCGAAACCCGGAAATCAGAGCTTCCGCCTCGTCGGCATCCAACACATCGTCGCGCAGTTTGTCCGTCAGCGGCTGCGCTTCTGCTGCTTGGTGGTGGGTGTAGAGGGGAGAATCACCCTCTATGGTGTACCGACACACAATGCGGCGGGCCAAGCGCAGGGCATCAAGTGCGGGCGACTTTGACGCAAGAAGCTGCCGGATTGCTGCGTCCAACAAGATAGCAACCTTTTCGGCGTCCGGGCCAGGCACATCTTCTGGCGGCGTTTCATCCCGGTGGTTCGCCCGCTCCGTCTCAGGCTTCGCCGGCACCTCGCGCTGCATTTCCACCGCCGCGTCCACCACTCGTGCGACGATTGCATCCCTGGTGCTGTCGTCGGAGCGGATAAATTCGCTCAGGGTTGCGGGCTTCGCGGCATGCATGCATGATCCAGCCACGCAATCTTGTCGCCCACAGAACGGGCATCCGCCAAAGGTGACGGGTCGCGTCTGATTGAGCGCATTGACAGGCTTCGCGGCCTCGGCTTGCTCTACCTGCGGGGGTGTGGGGGATTCCAGCAACGCCACATCACCCTTGTGCTTCGCGTATTCCAGCGACATGGCTTTCAGTGCATTGCTTGCCACTGCTCCGTTGTCCAGAATGCGGGCGCGGCCGCCCACAGTGTCGTAATGCTTGCCTGCCGCATACCATCGCAACGCCTCTTCGGGTGTCCAGTCAGAGCGCTCCAGGTCAGCCGAAATATGTTCCGGGATCGGGTCGGCCATCTGCGGTGCTGGCTGCTCTGGTTGGGTGAGAGTCCGAACCGCGTTCACCAAAATCTGATGCGCAGGGGCACCCAATGCTTTTTGATCGATCAGTGTTTGAACAACGTCGGCAGCGTTCAGCGCCTCGCGCAGCAGTTCATTTTGTGTCGTCATGATCTACACCTTATATAAGAGATTTAACTAGCAGTGCTTCGTCAAACGTCAATTGATCACAAAGTGACGGTTCGCCACACATAAATTTACGCCCCTCTCGAATGAGAAGTTCGGGTGTACGAAGTGCCTTGCCGGGCTTCTTATTCAGAGTGTCTATCCCCAATTTGATTTGCTTGCGCAGCTCATCGATGGAGTCTTGCAGCCCAGGTGAAGGCGATTCCTGTTCCACTTGCATTGAAGGCACCGTATCCGCATCCTTGCCCGATGCGGTGCGCAACACGCCGTTCGTCGCCGTGTCGCTCGGACGCCAGATATGCCCACAGCCGGCGCACAGATGCGAGCGATGAGGTGGGTTGGTCCACTCGCTGTAAGGCTCGTCGATGTGCTGCATGCCGCACTTCGGGCAGTACAGAACCATGTCGATGACTATCTCGGCAACGGCTTGACGGGCGTAGCGCTTCATCGCAAAGCCGGAGAACGCCAGACCCCCCTTGCGAGTGCGTTCGTCGGGTGCAGGAAGAGGGGGTAAGTTCACGTTGTCTCCTTGCTGCGCACGATGGCGCTGTCCGGTTGCTTGGGAGGCTCGATCTTGCGCAGCCACACGGCCGCACAGTCAACCTCATTGCCAACGGCACCGTACTCGGTGATCAAGCCCTCACCGTGAACGCGCCAGATGCGACCGAACTTGGAATGCTCACCGCGCAGCAGGCCAACTCGAACCTTCTTGCCGACGTTCGGGCCTTTGTCACCGAGTGCGCCCGCGATGATCTCGGCCTGATCACCTGATTGGATGGGTGTGCTCATGCCCGCTCCCTTGGATGCAGCACGCGCAGACAGCACACCCTGCATTTCTTGTTGCGCTCAGGGCCATACCAGCAAAGGAACTTGCGTCCTTGCCGCCACACCTTACCGGGGTAGACGCCACTCGGGATACTGCTGGCGTAGTTGGGCAATGAGAAGAAGTCAACCTCGTCGACCACGGCATGCGTTTCGTAAAGCCGAACGCGGAGATGCATGTTCTTTGGTTGACCCCAATGCTTGCCCATCGGGTCAGTCATCGCAGGGAGTCTCCAGACGCTCATGCCAGCTCCCCCTTGCGCATCAGTTCAACGGCCTTGTTGAAGCCGAACCACATGGCGCTCAAGTGTTCGTCCTTGTAGTCATCCTTCTCATCACGCGCCGTGAACTCTTCCTCGGTTGGGCAGTCAACCGGCATAAGTTCACAGGGTCCACCCAGGCCGGTGTGCCGGATGGAGTGAATGAAACGCTCAGAGAACATCGCGTCTTCGAACTTGCGGCGCATCGTGTCAGCGCGTGTTTGTGCAAGTTCGGTGAACTCGATGGCAAACGGACCGCCCCGTGCCGGACATTGCAACTCAGGGGCCTTGTCGATGGCGCGCAAGATCGGGCTGTTGAACCGCCAGACGCGCGCCAGCAGTTGAATCATCGGTGCCCGGTTGTCAGGTGCACTCTCGTCCGTCAGCATCTCCATCAATTGGAACAACACTGCGAACGCCTCGTCGGCGGTCTGGGCGGTCCAGCCGGTAACTGGCACGCGCGGGTAGGTGCGTTGAACAGGATCGCTCATTTCATCATCTCCAGCGCCTTGTCGATTGCCCCGGTGAAGGACGAGTCGAATGCCGTTCGCTTGAACGTGGCACCGAACGTCACGCACCAGTCCTTCGTTGCGTCGTCCTGGCTGATGGTGATGGGTTGTGACGAGCCGTCCTCGACGTGCCCACACAGTTCGCGCAGCCCGTTGAAACGGCGTTCGATGGCGCGCAGGGACTCCAGCTCATCGGATGCGGGGGCTGGAGTGGTCAGACTCCGCTCGCGCACCGTATGCAGGGCACGGTTGTAATCAGCCCACGTCATCCAAAGGATCATGCCGACCTTGCCGGCCTCGTCGCGGCAAAGAATGTCCGCAGGCGACAACTCGTTCGTCGTGAAGGTCACATTCGTGATCTTGGCACGGATCGCCGCGCGGGTGATCGAGAAGTTCAGCAGTTGCAGCTTGATGTTGGTGTGCCCAACCTCGTCCAATAATTCGATGATGTTCACGGAGTTCCTTTCAGTAGAAGAAAATCTTGATGACCTTGCCGCGCTCCATCACGCAGACCCATTCACCATCCTCGGTGCGCTTCACCTCGGTGCGCCAGCCAGGGTAGTTGCACGTTTCAGGCTTGGGCTCGGGGCCAGGGTCACGAGCTGGCGGCGGACCAGGTTTGAACAGCGATGCGACCAACAGGCACAGAACGACGATGCCCAATAAGCCGACGAGTCCCTTGAGCACGTAGTTCGCGGTGCGAGTGACAGGGCCGGTCTTGAGTTGGATGGGTTTGTTGACTCGGATCATCAGACCAGTCCTTCCTTCTTGATGTGCCATACGGATGACAGTTCCTGTGATTCTTCGGCCAGTGCGCCGTTCGATTGACGGATTGACCTCGTAGAAGGTGACTGTGTCGCCTTGGTAAAAGGCCGCGTCAGAGCTGGTCCAGTAAAGAATATCCTGGCTATGCTCAACGCGCCTTGCGTAAACACAGAAGATGCTGGTGTTGCTGGGAATTTCGTGATGCCAGGTCATTGCGTAATCCTCTTCTGACCGAACGCCACGCCTTCGGTGGCATTGTTGAGTTGGCGTGCCAAGGATGGGTTGTTGACCAGATCGGCGGCTCTCACTGTCATCTGATCAACGGCACCGTGGCAATGAGCACGCAACTGCCACGTCTCTCCGAAGTCTTCGCTGTAGTGCTCAATGCGGTCAACTTGCTTGCCGCAGACCATGCAGAGGATGAACGGGGCGTGTTTCATACTGGCGCACCTTTGATTGAAGTGGACAGCACACGAATGTGGAGCATCACATTTGGCACACGCGTGTTTTTGATCATGTCAACGTCGTGGACCTTGCGAATCAGAGCTATGGCCGTGTTGCCTGTGAACTCTTGAGTACCGGGATTAAATTCACGGTAAATGATTTCATCGCCCTCTTGGAATGAATGGCGTTTCTCCCGAATATCGCCAGTCTTACGGCCGCTTGCGATCCGGTTGAAAACTTCCGGCCAGCATGTCAGTTCAGTCCGCATGACCACCCTCGCTGCAGTCGGGCTTCTTGAACTCGTAGTTGAGCGGTTTCGTGTTGGCCCACACCCCAGCTCGTTCCGGTGCCTGCTGTGCGATCGGACCGTAGTTGCGGTTTTCGAACTTCTTCAGAATCTGCCGAAGCTCGTGCCGCCCACTCTCAATGACGCTCGCCATGATTCCTTCGGAGAACTGAATGGGAGGCTTGAGGTTTGACCCACTGACAGCCAACCTTCGCACAGACAGCACCACGTAACCGTCAGGGATGCCGAAGCCGGTTTGGATGTGGCTGATAACGACGGTCAAGATACGGCCGGTGTAACCGCTGTCGATCTGCCATTCGCGCAGGAAGAGCAGATCACCGACCTGAAAGTCCCGGTCATTCTTGCGAAACTCGGCAACCTTGACACCATCGATCAAGTCGTTGAACGGCTCGGGCGCGCACTTCAAGCTGTGGGTTTGCTTCATAGTTTCTCCAAATAGGGTGGTAGCGGTATTCAGGCAGTGCCCGGTCATTCCTGAATCACTGCAACATTTGGTGCATTATGACAGTGTAATACAGCTTGTCAACAGGGTCTGTATTACAGGTGTGAACGAGGGTGGCGGCAGGAGTTCTAGAGGCGGGTCACGATGGCGACGACGTAGAGAATCCCGCTGTGAGTGATTAGCTCGCCCACCTCGGTCGAGAACTTCTTGCCGTCGCGTGCGGCCACCGCAGTGGCGGATGCGTTGCAATTGCCGCGCAAACGTTCCTTGGCGGCACGTAGACCTTCGTAAGCCGCTTCGTCGCTGTAGAGATCGGCCCAGCGAACGGCGCGGCTGGCGCTCTCACCGACTCCCAAGTCGGCCAGCACGGCCATGAAGGACGATTGGCGACGAGGTGCGCCGCCCTTGAGCAAGGCGGCAGTCTTGGGGGCTGGTTTCTTCGGCATTGCGATTCTCCTGTGGTTGTGCAATGCACAGAACTATATCACATTGGAAATTGTTATGTAAATTGGTTGGATAGGTGGGCTGTTGAATCAACTCGGCGTCGGGTGTAGATTGGAGATTGAGGTCATTACGGGGTTTGGTTGGGGGCTGGAGAGTTAAGAGCTAACCGCCATCCGGATGCGCTAGATAACGGCGGACGGAATCTCAAAAATTTGGAACGGGCCAAGGTCGCAAAGCGAAAGAAAGTTTCTTGTTTAACGAGTTCAGTCAGGTTTTGTCGATTCACCATTCGCACGATTTCAAATCTCAAATTTTTAGGACGGGCCAAGGTGGCAAAGCGAAAGTGGGGTGTTGTTTTCCGTTAGGAAAAGGCCGCATCGATCGATAGCCTGACGCGCTGCAGAGGAACAGTTTTCCCTCTGATTTAGCGATTGCTATGGGCATCCGAAATCAGCACTTCAGAATCAATTTGTATAACGTAAAAATGGATAGAATAGATGGCACGGGCTAGGCGGTCTGGCCTGTTTAGAAAGAGGTTTGAAATGTCGAAGCGCAAGAACAAGCCGGCCAGTTACTGGTTTGCGTGGTCCGTAGTGATCACGGTCCCGGCTCTGATCATCGCGGCCGTTGTCATGATGGCTATCACTGATCTGCAGCGGGCGGGGGTGCTGTAATGTCGACTATCAATGTGCGCGCTATGACGGCGCAAGAAATCAAAGACCTGGGGTTGTCCATGTACACCCTTGCGAAGTGGTCAGATGTGATCGGTCTTGTTTACCCGTGGGCTATCGCTGATCTGTGGGCACGCGGGTATTACCGGCAGTGGCAGGGCGTTCTTACCATGGACGCGCTGGGTAACTTCGTTTCGTTCGAATGACACGAAACCACACTGGATAGCATCATGAACACACGGTACACGCTAGGCCATAAGCTGCTGGTTGAAAACGCGCTCTTGCCAGTTGCGCAGCAGCGCTGGCGCTGTGAATGCGGAAATTGGGAAGGGGTCGCACCTGATCGTGGCCCCTTCAATTCCACCAGCACGCGGGCGCGCCTCGGAGTTGTCATAACTGCGCACGGACGGCATTTGAAAGCGGCCAAAATCAAGGCTTCAAAAGCATCCTGACCATCCCAGCCGCCAGCCCTGTGACAGAGGGCATGCGCCACCAACCTGAACCGAAACCACACTGGAGAGCATATGCGAACAGTTCATCAATCAGTGTTTGATAGTAAAGACGCAAAGCGCGTTGTGCGTCAAGGCCACCGCGCGGCTTGCGAAGAACTTTCGCGCAAGCCGCGCAGCATGCTGGCGGAAGGAAACCCAAATCACCCAAGTTATGACGCAAAACTTTTTGGGTACGACGAACGGGAATTTATGGCAAAACAATATCGTTGACAGCACCAGCAGCTTGCCTCGTGACAGGGGGCATGCGCGGGGATTGTCCCGAACCTGGAGCATCACAATGCAAATCGAGTCCTACCCCATCAAGCATGGCACCGGCATTGCCCGGCGCGCCGATGTGCGCCGCGATCAAATCGCGCATGTTGCCATCCGCACGGGTGTTTCCCACATGAGCGCACGCATCGCCCTGGAGGCCGAAAACTGGGACCTTGCCGACGCCATCCGGTCCATCCGCAATGAACGTAAGGAGGCGCACTGATCATGAAAAAAATAATCAAATGGACCGCGTCGACGAAGGACCGAAAACTAATCGCGCGAATCGTGCAGCGTTCGGTAAACCTGGGCATCACGCCTGCAAATTGGGGTGTTGTGTCATTGTCGATGGACATTACGGCATGCCATCTCAACGGATGCCCGCTCAAACTGGCCGAACTGCTGGCGGCCGACAATTTCAACTTCACCCAAGACATAGTTGGAATTCAGCGTCATATCGACCGAGACGACAGCAGCCCCACATGCGGACAGCTGCTCGATTGTTTCCGGCCGCGCTTTGCGGCATAACTCAACTGGAGTACATCATGATTGAAATCACCGGGGCCGATGGCCCGAAGTCTGGCCCAGCATTTGCTGAAGCCCACGCTCAAGTCGGCTATGGCGGGCGCGTTTATGAATTCATCGGCACTGCCGATCAGGCCGCGCGAAAGTGGCACGAGGTGAATGCTGTGGACTGCCGCAAGGGTGGCGCTGCAGACAAGCGCGGCAATACCTACCGCTGGTTTCTGGCCCTGCGTCAAGGCGCGGTGCGGAAATACCGCGCCGAGCTGGAAAGAAAACGCGCTGCAGCGGGGGCCGAATTGCTGGCCGTGATCTATCCAACGAAGCCACCGAAACCCGACAGCCGCATGGACCGCACCCCGCACGATCTGCCGTCCCTCGCGGCCTGGGCGGACGCTGGCTATCCCCAGCCTGTCATTGGCCGCGCGCTGGAAATGAAGCGTGCAATGGGCGTGAGCTGGCGCGTTCTTCAGCGTGCGCTTGAACTCAGATCGGCCAATCCTGCAGACGATCAACTGATGCGCGAGTTGGCATCATGAAAACAACTCTGCCGTATACCTGGGTTGTCCGTTACGATGTTGCCGCACTGTACGTGGCCGATGGTTTCACTTTCAGCGACCAGCGCGCGCTGGAGATGTTGTCTCGTGAAACGACGGGGTGCATGAGTACCGAAATCGCGGCGCGCGTGCTGGTCGCCCCCGACAGAGTGCGCATTCTGAAGGAACAAGGCGCGCGGCCCGATGCAAAGGGAAGGGAAACCATCGTGGAAAAGGAACTGCGCATCGGGTCCCCTGCCGCATACAACCAAGGCACGCTGCTGGACGCCCTGGTTTCCGCCTGGGCGCTACTGGATAGCGTGCCGTTCGTCTCCAAAGAAGGAGACACCGAAGAGGTGCGTTCGAAACTCAAGGGTGCTATCGGCATGCTCCAGGGAACAGCACCCATCTCCACCATCCACTGGGAAGAGGTGCAACCGTGAATAACTACACTTGCCCCATGCTTTCAGGCGGTGACTCGATGGTCTGCATCACGGGCTGGAGGTAATCATGGCGTACATGCACAGATCACGCGGCCGTCTGCTGGAGATTGTCCGCGCCACCCCTGGCATGCCGTGGCAGGTATGCACCACTGTTCCCTTTGACGGCTTGTCAGTGTGGGAGTTCAAGACCCGCGAGGCATGCATAACGCTGGCCTGCTGGCTCAGAGACACGGCGCGCGGGGCTGGCGTCTCGGTCGTCATCACCATCCGCCCTGCGCGCGGCTACTTCGTCGACGAACACGGCATTACCTGGAGTACAGCAGTATGAGCTATGAAGTTTTCAGCCGCAAGGTTTACAAGCTGGTGCACACATCTTGGGGCGGGACGCGCTTCGCCCAGAACCCGGGCGCGCGCAAAACGCACATTGCAAACGTCGAGACGATCGAAGAAGCACGGGCGATCTGTGCCGATGGCCCGGCAAACAAGGCGCTTGCCGCTGGCCGTGAGTATCGGCATCTGTCCTTTTACGAATACACAAAGGTTTAATCATGTTCACTAGAAAGCAATACATGGCCGGCGAATGCACCCATCGCCAATACTATGCCCAGTTCGTGAGCCCGCATGTAATTGCAGCGGTATCAAAAGCAATCGGCAAGCGCCGCATTCTCCAATCGACCAATGAGCATTTCAACGATATTCCATTGCGCGAATGGGACTGCATAGGTAAGGGCTTCGTTATGGCTCAATCGTTCGAAGCCTGCGGTGATTTCGCAACCCTTGCCGGCCTTGTTTGTATCGCTAAGGAAGCCGCGCAACAGATCAAGGAAAAAGCGCAATGAAAGCAACGATCAAACCGCAAGGCTTAGGCCGGCATATCCCCGAGTCCGTCGACCGCATGCGCTTGCGTAGCGTGTTGAATCTCGTGGTGTTGCATGATGGGCGCATCCGCAACCCTATCACGGCGCGTTTCTACATGGCACCCAGTGGCGGGCGCACGCATTGCACGGTGTTCGTGCATTGGGAAGAGCATCACTACGTGGGCTATGCCGCAGTAGGCGGTTACGGGTATCACCGAGCTAGCGCGGCCCTTCAGTCGGCGCTGGAGAAGGCCGGCATCCGCATTGATGAGGAAATCGCGGGCCGAGGGGACGGCGCTATGGAGTCGGCCATGAACGCCATTGCTGACGCCATCGGATGCGGTCCTGTTCGTTATGTCGTGAGGAACTGACCATGGAGCGCTCAGACCTTCTCAAAATCCGCGATGCGTTCATCACATGCGCAATCTGGGCCGACGCCCCGGAGGGTACACGGCCGCGCGCCACCGCGCAGGCTAAGCAATGCGCGCTTGCCTACATCGTCAGCGCATTCACGAGTGATCCGAAACTCAAACCACTGATTGCAAGCATCTTGCAAAACCAGGAATACGGATGGGACAACGGACGACGCGATGCGCCTGCAGCCTTCGGCCATGATCTGTGGCTTACGTCTCAAGGGCACGGAACTGGGTTCTGGGACCGCGAGGCCTTGCGTGGCGACGGCACCGGGAATGCAATGGCTCAGGCCGTCAGGTCCTGCGGCTACGCCCTCGATCATTGGTTTGAGGGTGGATGGATCAGGTTTCAAATGTACAAAAAAGCGACATGACCAAATACCAATACATCGTAAGCGTCAGTATCGTGGACCGCTCGCGCGATAACTGGCCTGACGCAAGGTTTCTCACGGCAGAAAGCGCCGTGAATGCCGCAAACCTCGCCTACGGAGCGCTGCGGTTATTTACCATCGACGCGCTCTGTTCTACAAAATTCAACGTGCGCGACATTCGTAAATTAGAGCGCGTGACGCTGGAACCGACTACCCGGCACTTCAGCGTCAGCATCACGCGCACCCCTCGTTAAAAAGGAACGATCATGTATCAGTACCTGAATCTGGCAATCGGTGCGCCTGCGCGTCTGCAGGCCCTAAAGCGCGCGGCCTTGCAGCGTCCCGGGCATACTTGGCGCGACGTTCGTTACAGCACGTTCAAAACCGCTAGCGGCGCATGGCACGCAGGTAAGAACGGAACAGAATCCGTTTACTGCATGCACGGCGATAACCACTCCATGCGCGAGATGGGGGCCGCTGAACAAGTGAATCACATCCGGCACACGGGATGGTATACAGACCCTTACGGCGAAAACACAATGCGCGGCATCGTTATTTCCCTGCCTCATGCCCGCTATCTTGCCGGCTACGTGTTCAGCATGAATGATGAACGGGTCATACGGCCTCAACTCCATACGGACAAGGTAGATGCCGCTTACATGGCCGATGAGCACGCGCGAGTTGCGGCTGAACGTGAGATGGAGTATCGGACACGATGGCAGGAAGGCCAGCGGCTGCACGATAAGGTGCAAGACGCGATGCATCGACTGCGTGAATGCCGCGTCCTGCGCCATCGGGACGCGCGCTATACCGACGAGGCGCACGAATGCATCGAGCGCATCCGCATGGCGCGCCTTGAACTGTCCACCAACTACAGCGACATGGAGTATTGATGCGCCCACTACTCGCAATCCTCTGCCTAGCCGCAGGCATCATCGCGGGGGCCAATGCCTCAGTTAAGTCGGGCACCATCCTGCCTTTCTTCGCCCATGTCTTCATCGGCATTGTGGGTGCAGCCCTCGTTCTACCTGGGAAGGGAAGATAATCATGGCGCATCATCAGTTTACTGTGGTCATAACAAATTCAACGGGTGCACGTCGCTATTACATTGATAGCAAGCGCGTTCCGTTTGAAACCTATGAATTGAAAGTCATCATGTGCCGCATGTTCGGCCGTCACGAGTGCTTCACGCAGGACTGCACCAGCACGCATACACGACTGCACAGCTCAGGTAGTACGCACACCTAGGCCATCGCAATCGATCACCCCAGACACCCGGCCACTGTGCCGGGTTTTCTTTTGCCTTCATTGCTATCAATTCTATAGCGCTATGAAATAGATAGCGTCTGTTCTTAGCCCCTCTACATGGGCCGTGCTATCAAACACATAGCGCGCCATCCTGCTGGTTACCCATCACATGCATGGAGCTAACCCCCTGTAGCTCAGGTCCTGGGCTAGAGAATCACTAGTTACGTCGGGGCAATGGGTCCCTCTATGCATGGCTACGGGCGTCGGGTCTCTTTT